GGCGCTGATCATTACAGCGATCCGTATAGCCTGAGCGATGAAGAAGGTACTCGCATTTATATTCGTAATATTGTGAAGATCGAGGTGGTTATTTAATCATGTCAAAGAAAACCAACAAGACCAGTGTTGCAGAAGCTCTAAAGGTTATCGCGGACGCTCTGACGAGCGAAGACAAGGCGGAAACGACAAGCAAGGTTAAAAAGCCTAAGAGCTTCCTGGCCATCTATGTGGAGCAGCGCTACGCCCCGTCAGACGCCCGTACAGGCCAATACATCTATGATGAGGACGCGCAAGAAGCCTACTACCAAATGTATCCCTCCTATCGGCCGAAGAAGTGGGCTCTGGAGACCAACAACCAAGCGCCTCGCTACATGGTCGAAATTGAGAACGGGGACGAAAAGGCAGCTCTGACCAAGATCGAGAAGGGTCTAGAAGGTCTGAAGCTTATCAACAACGCCGCCACGCAGCAGTACAAGGACAAGTTCCACTACCACGTCGTTAAGATCGAAGAGACTACTGTCAACTAAAACCATTGATACCCTCGTCTCGGATATCTATCAACTCTTCGACGGGTCGGTAGATGTCCCAGATGAGCAGGTAAAGGAGCTGTCCGATGCCATCGCCTCAACAGTTCGAAAACGACTTAGCAGTGATAGAGGACTTAGCCCTTCTCTCAGAATGTCCAACTTGGGAACAAGGTGCGACCGCAAGTTATGGTACTCAGTTAACAAACCCGAGCTTGCCGAGAACTTATCTGGAGCCACGAGTTTCAAGTTTCTCTATGGAGACATACTCGAATCCCTCGTATTGGGACTCGCCAAGCTCGCCGGACATTCCGTTGAGGGAGAACAGGATGAACTCTCCATTGGCGAAGTTAAAGGCCACAGAGATGCGGTTATTGACGGAAGACTCACAGACGTTAAGTCAGCCACAACCCACAGCTTCGCTAAGTTCAGAGACCACAAGCTAAGAATAGATGACCCCTTTGGGTATCTCACACAGATTGGATCTTATCTACATGCTTCCCAAAAAGACCCTCTCGTCAAAGACAAAGACAAAGCATCCTTTATCGCGGTCGACAAGCAGCTCGGGCACATCGTCGTCGACACCTATGAGAAGGACGCCACTGATTACGACCTACTCGTGGAACAAAAGTCAGCACTTCTGGCTAATGAAGGGCTTCCTGAGAGAGGATTTGGAGACCAGCCCGAAGGAAAGTCCGGTAACCGAAAGCTCTGCACCGAGTGCTCCTACTGTCCTTTTAAAGGAGCGTGTTGGCCTGGGCTTAGAACTTTCACTTACTCAAACGGGCCGACTTTCCTTACAAAAGTTGTAAGAGAACCACAGGTGGAGGAGAAGACAGATGGCAAACGAAAATTCTAATAAATCCCACTTCAAGCTTGAGTACGTTGGTATCAAAAGTCGGGGTAGGCAAGCCTGGGTGTTGTGGATCAGAGACGAGACGACTCTTGTCTGGAAAGAGGTTCCCTACGATCTGTATATGAAGGACTTATTTGATCTAGCTACTATTTGCATGCGAGAGAGTGGTTGAAGAATAGTTTCGAACAAGCTTGCTTTGATGCTTTAGTTAATGAGTACGGTAAGAACAATGTTTTATACGAGCCTGAAGAGTTTCTTTACACTTCAGAACATTTTTATACTCCTGACTTTCGTGTCCGCGACGGCAGCAGCCTATTTTACGTGGAGTCAAAAGGTTATCTTCGTCCCGATAATTGTCGAACGATTGTCCATGTAATTGAGCAACATAACCTTGACCTTAGGATAGTCTTTCAGCGCAACCAGAAATTACGCAAAGGATCGGAACAGCGTTACTCAGACTGGGCGGATCGCAAGGGCATTACGTACTGCGTAGGAGTCAAAAACATAAAGGATATAGCCCCCGATGAGCACACACGTAGTCTTTAGCTGCGCTCACGTCCACCATGAGCATAACAACGATAGGGCAACCTGGCTAGGCAAACTGATCTGCGACGTTCGACCGGAGGTGGTAGTCAATCTTGGGGACAATGCAGATATGCCTTCCCTGTCTTCTTTCGACAAGGGCACAAGGGCCGCTATGGGTAGGACTTACGAGAAAGACATAGCCGCCCACATAGATTTCCAAGAGAAGTTGTACGCCCCCATTCGTAAGCAAAAGAAGAAGATGCCCTACTCTGTATTCTTCATTGGTAATCACGAGCAACGTATCGAGAAGGCTGTCAATGCAGCGCCAGAGTTGGAAGGAGCTGTTAGTTTAGCGGACTTGGAGCTAGAGGCGTACTACAATGACGTTGTGTATTATGATGGCGGTACTCCTGGGCATCTGTGTATTGACGGAGTGTACTATTCGCATTATTTCGTCTCAGGTGCTATGGGACGGGCTATCTCGGGCGAACACACCGCTTACTCTCTTATACAGAAAACTGGTGCCTCCTGTACGCAGGGCCATACTCATGAGTTTGATTACTGTGTACGTACGCGCGTGGATGGGGCTAAGCTACAAGGCTGTGTCGTCGGATGCTTCCAAGATTACACTAACGATTGGGCGGGCAAAATAGCCACTTCATGGGACCGTGGAGTGATGATTAAAAAGAACGTAGAGGATGGACGCTATGACCACGAGTGGATATCTTTGAAAACATTGAAGAAGGATTACAGTTGATAGACCCAGACGAGACTAGCCTCGAACGAGCCGAGCAGCTATTAGAGACTTACTATCTAGAACAATTGATTGAGTTGTCTAACTTAACAGAGGCAGAGGCGTTAGCTATCCTCATTGATAGTGGCGACTTTACCTTGCCCGAGGTACTACCGCTATGACTATCTATCTTATTCGGGACACCACTTATCACGTTGCCGAAGGGTACATGACCACTTACGAAGCGGCAAGACAATGGATCAAAGATAACAAAGAGCCGTGGACTTATGAAGTTATCGCAGTGGATGAATTGTCGTCATAGTCATGGTTGATCCGGAAGACAAGTACAAAAGACGTAGGCGGCGGCAACGCAACCTTATCGCTAGGGATCTCTTAACCGATCGGAGGTGGAAAGGACGAATTGAGTTATCAAAGAAAGATCGCATTAAGAAACCGTTAATAGAGATAAGCGATGATTTACGCCGTGACGAAGATGACGATGCTGGGTGACGAATTGGTGGGTTTGTTCTCTGACGTCGAGGAGGCAGATAGTTATATTGAAGGTGTTTCTCTTAGTAACGAGGATGAACAGCGCTACGCTGTACGTGGTTGGGTAGTAAACTGCCCAGAATTAAACAGTGATGATGACGAGGACGAAGACTATGACGACTAAAAAGATCGCTGGTGGATCGCCCGCCGCTACTTACCTGTTCTTTAAGCTACAAGAAGAGCTAGGGGAGGTAACACAGGCTTTGAGTAAATTCCTCATCCAAGTGGCCTTTCATCCTAACGACCCTGAAGAACAGGAAGAAGCACGCAAACGTCTCTCTGAAGAAATTGCTGATGTAATGGCTGTCTATGGTTTCATTGAGAAGTTGGGTTACATCAATGAAGAGGCGTTAGAAAAGAAGTACGCAGCCCGAGTAGACATTCTGGAAAAGAAGTTAGATAAGATCGCGAAGGAGTACACGGATAACAACGATACTGACGGACGGAAAACAAGTAGCGAGTGACAGCCAGACATCTATTGGTAGTGAACGTTGCCCTGGAGAATGGTCGAAGGTGATAGTCGAAGGAGACCGTCTCTTTGCTTTCTCTGGGGCTACTTGTATGTTTGCACCGGCGATCAAATGGTACAAGAGTGGACTAGCAGCAGATCGGCCTAAGGTGGATGGCGACGAGTACAACCATACGCTTTGGGTGTTCGATCCAGACAGAGGCGCGCAGTGTTTCAACAATACCCATCAGAATCCCTATCCGGAAGTAGCTCATTTTCCTGCTGCAATGGGGAGTGGCGCCAAGTTTGCACTAGGGGCTTTCCACGCCGGAGCGTCCTTAACAGAGGCTGTCCAAATAGCCATAGCCCTCGACGTATTTAGTGGTGGCCCTGTAAAGGTAGTTGACATCCCACAAAAGACATTACCAATAGTTAAACAAACGCTGTGGGAGAGAATCAGCTATGTTGTCTGGGGACACTAGAGTACGGGGTGAGTTTGGATGGAAATCGCTCTCTGAGGAGTACGGGAACCTCCACGCACCTACTAAGACAGGCAGGCGATACACCTTTGGCCTAGCTAAGGGCTCTCATAGTAAGAAAACGTGGGATATCATAGCTTCCCGCCCGCACCTCTGGCCCTTGGTATCTGGTGAGGTGACTTATGATCTTCGGGAGGGTGACGTTGTCCCCGCTAACAAGTCTGACTGTGGCTACTCTCCTGAGGGCTGGCTACACGGATACTTAAAGCGTGAGGGCTATTCAGGGGGCGTCTATACTCTTTATAAACAGTTCTACCGATGGACAGGACGCCTCCACCAGTTGTCTATTGATAAGTCGGTTGGATCAGACAAGACCGAATACAGGTTCCCTGATTTTACCTATCAACAGTGGCCTTACGAACTGGGGAAAACCTACGAAGGCGCTAAGTACGTAGGGTCTTTTATTCAGGGCTTTATGGACGCAGGGACATCCTTCGCGCAAGTTGCTTTCAACACCTCAGAGGCCGCTTGGTGGTTTTACGGCATGTGCCCTTTCGCAGGATACATAGCCTCCGGAGTTGTCCACGAGACAAGAGTGAAAACACAGGCTACTCGCACGAAAGTAGGAGCCGCTGAGTTTCACACTGTCTACAAATTTTACTGTGCAAAGGGAAGCGATCACGCAGGGTTTAGGGTGCTCCAGATCGATCCTGTGGAGGGGCAGGGGTTGTATGTAGAGCGCGGCGAATTTCCCCAGCCTGCTTGCCTTGAGGGTGGTATACAAGCCCTTTTTTAGTGTGAATACCTTAAATAGTTATGGTCAACGAAGCCCCGGAGTGGTACGCCAAAAAGGTTTATCGCAAAGGGGCTTTTTCATGGCTAGGGCAGAATTACTTGTAGGCGTATCTGTCTGTTTCACCATCGTTTTCGGCGTTTTTGTAGCTTTACTGGTGCTTTACGTCCTGCGATTACGACGAGATATATCGCGATTGTTGATAACCCAAACGATCTTGAAAGCGCTTTACGATGACGATACACCTATTCCACAATTACCATATACATGGAGGGTTCCACCTGTTGGAGTGGAGGCTTCTCCTGGCTTCAAAAGTGTGGTCTTACCGTATCAAGGTCGCTCCGGAGGTGTGGTGGCCGATCTCAGAGGGACTGGCAGGGCCATGGGGAGTTGATGGGCAAGGTGAAACTTGGGCGGTTTTCGATGGGTGCTCTTATCGGCTAACGCCTATGCACAAGACAAAGGAATGGCCTAAAGGGGGATACGATGACTACGAATCAAGAAACGATCGAAGATTCTCCCGTCTTCCGAGTAACATCGCAGACGACCCATCGATTAGTTTTCGAAAGAGCCACCAGCCAGGGTATCAAACTTGAGTATATGTTGTGTCTTCACTGTGGTGTCACCAGTAGGCAAAAGCCGGTCGGACGCTTATCTTGCACTAACTGCGAGAGGGTATACCCCAGCAAGGCAGACATAGAGTGGTTTAACAAGGGGCGAGCGGAGCCAGCGGACCCTAACGACATAAGGGTTGCTCCATGACCTGTTGTAAATGCACTCCGGGAGATGTCTCCCCTTGCGTGCCCCTGCTGCAACACGCGGATAAATGTACGTGTGCTGCCTGTATGTCCTTCAACAAAGCGGTGCGGGATTTCATAGAGAAAGGCAATTTAAGGGATGCTATCTCCGCGATGTTTGCCAACCTTATTGATAGAGAGGTGCTCGCCCGCATACGCTTGGAGATGCGTCAACAAGAAGAGTTGAGCCCAGAACGGTTTAATGTGATCTTAGACGACTCTATAAGAGGTGTAATTATAGGGATTACTGCGGCTCTAAATAATCTGATTGGAGGCTTTGTAAGCGACCCAATTACACGTCTAAGGCTCCTTGAGGATACCCAGGACGCTTTACTAGCCGCTCTGCAAACGTCTCCAAAAGAGCTTATAGAAGTGATGACTGTTAGTAGGTACGATCCTCTTGACAGCAAGCCGACACTTCAGTAGACACACAGCTTCTCTTTGCAGGTTAGGAACAGACCATGTGGTTTTTTATCCTAGTTGCGTTGTGTCTCCTTCCCGTCGCCTATTCGGTGGCCAAGGACTTCTGAAAATCTCTGTCTACTGTTAACTGTTTATCAACCCATCCTAGCTATCCTGTCTTTGTAAGTACAGCGTACAACCCTAGAGAGTAGCGAGTATGAAGAAGATCGAAGGCTTGGACTTAACGGGTATCTTTGACGAGGCGGAGAACGAAACCCTTGCTGAGAAGAAGCTTGGGGTGAAGAAGATCGTCTCTGGGATCATGATAAACCTCCAGGGCTGGCGGCGGGAAAGAGAGCAAGGCAAGACAGCCTGGGAGAAGTCCGACAAAAAGCTGGGGGATAAGATCGACAAAGCAGTTGCCAAGCTGGAACAGATCAAAGCAGGTAACTGGGATATCCTTATTGACGAAAACGACAAGAAGCAAGGCGCTACCGAGACCGCCGACGCAGACTGAGCGAGCGGTTGGGGAAGTCCCGTAAAGTGTTGAGCCTGATCGCACCAATTCTTTATGAGGGCTTCCCCAGTGGCACACTTCGATGATACCGCTGTCCTAGCTTTACTGGCTTTCTTGCTTATCTATGTCTTAATCTTATGTGGAGAGATCGAAGTGGCTCGTCCTTTATCACATCGAATCGTTGACGGTCTTCGTGATCTTGGCTTGTGGTTTCAGGAGAAGTGGGAGATCATTTCACCAGCTAAGTGTTGCAAGAATCCTCATCTAGTCGATATCAAGGACGGGGCGGTATGTCTTAACTGCGGTCTCCGGGATGATGATAAGTTGGACCATCGAAGAGTTGCACACTACCGTTTCATTAATCGACTTAAACGACTTACGCACTCGTAGCTTAATACAGGGAGGTGTGCCCCTCTCTGCCCTCCGTAAGAGGACGATAAAGCAGATGTGTCGCTAGGGCCGAAAGATGCAGGTTTGAGCCCTGCCGAGTGCTACCCATAGTAGCCGTTAGTGCTACCCATAATGCCGTGTATCGGTGAATAGAAGATGTGTCATATGTTAACCAAGGGAGAAGTTCAAATGAAGAAAGCCCACGAAGAGCAGCCGCCGGCGGCTGAAGAGCAAAGTCACGCCAAAGGGGACGAACAGCCCCGCGATGTGTCTCTTGCCCCTACGGACGACCTCCCCAATCTCGTGACCGGCGAGTCGGAAGCGACCGAAGAGACTGTCCAGGTAGCTTCTGGCGAAACCACTACGGAAGAACAGGTCACGACAGCGTAAGCTCGGACCCGCAAGAAACCAAGCACAGAAACCACTGACCACCCCTTAGGGCTTACTCAGATGCAAGAGCTTGAAAACCATTTGGGTAAGACCCTTCGGGACTCTGAGACAGACACCGAGCTTGTTGAACTACACCCTACAGCACAGGATTGGAAGGCGGCTTTCTACTCTGCTCACGCACTATCCGCTACATTGCTTAAGCGAGAGAGACAAAGAGGAGAGTCGCACTTGCGTCTTTGGAATATCTGTTGGCTGAGTGGCGGATTATTAGGCTGGGGGCTTGGCACCAACATGACTTATCTTGCCCCTTCTTACAACGTTTACTGTCCTGCTTTTTTTACACTTCTAATAGCTTTCTTAATAGTATGGGATATGCAAGCTAGCCGCAAGGCTTTAATACTTAAGGGACCACAACCCAAGAAAGAGGAGATTGGCGGGTGAGTGTGTATATTGATCTGGGCTATGGTGTTTCTATCTTCTTTGTCTTAGCCGGGATTGGCGTGTTCTTGTGGGGTGTTGGGTACTTGATGCGATCTTGATGAGGGACAGCGATGGTTTCAGAATTAGCAGGTATGGTAGCGGTCATCGAACGTAGGGCCGCTAGGCAGGTCCAGACAACCCCTAATCGTCAAGAGCGATGGGAACAGCGCAACGAGGCTATCCAGGCTGCACTAGCCCTAGGACTGCCCTATAGGGTCACGCCGCTAGCGGTCATAGTAGGACAATCCCCAAAGCGCGCTCCAAAGCCCGCCCCTACTACTCCTACTGTCGTTACGAAGCTCCATAAGCGCAAAGTCCTACTGGTTAATCCTCCATCCCTGCAACGATCTGTCTTTGGTGCTGTCCCGAGGGTGCAGAGGGCTTCTAAGGCAGACATAGAATGGTGAGGTTCCGCGAACATAGAGGGCAGCTTGAAGACGCTCTAAAGACCGTTCACGAGATCTCCACCAAAGCAGAGCTGGCGCAGCACATACGTAACTACCTATCCAGATCACCACAGTTCAGGCTTACGGACGATGAGTTGATTATAGAGCCCTATGTGCTTGAAGAGGACACTCGTTGTGGCTGGAAAGAGACGTGGATTGTGTATCGAGACAGCGGAGCGCTAGGCTGGGGTGTGTTTGGCTTCACTGATGGACCGCTAATATGACTTGTTCCGACGCAGCAGTGCTCGTTGAAGCCATTAAAAGTCTTTCTGGTGCTATTATGGCCGTTGGGATTGTCTGGGCTATCGCTTGGTGTGTGGTTAAGACATGGTAGATTGGGACACCGTTATAGCGCTTCTCAACACGCCGGTAGCGGCCTTCTTGGGAGCCTTTCTAGGCGGTCTAATTGGAGCGTATTTGTTTCTATGACAGTAATGGAGCTATTTACCACCTGCCCCCCGATAGGCTTACTGACAGTGGCGTTGTGTGCCTTTGCTATGGGCTTGGGGATCGGTAGATTTCTATAGACTGGGGTAGCTCAGTGGTAGAGCAAGCGGCGTATAACCGTTAGGTCGGGGGTTCGATGCCCTCCCTCAGTACCAAAAGCTCGCGTGGCGGAATAGGTAGACGCGAGGGGCTTAAAACCCCTTATTCCTAGTGATTGTGAGGGTTCGAATCCCTTCGTGAGCACCAGCGCCTTCGGCGCAATCGGCCTAACGGCCTCACCAACAGGAAAGACAATGACGAAAGCTACAAAGACCGCCTCAGAAATCCTTCTAAGGACGCTTGACAGATGGGGAGACATGGGGACGGACAACATACGAGATGAGATCGAGAAGGCCGCTAAGTTGGCTAAGGAAATGGAGGAAAGCCTAGAGAAGGACGAAGGGCTGGCTGTACCCAAAGCCTAGTGCTTGTCACACTGGGTTGTCACACTACCAGAAATATGTTATCAATCAGCCCTCCCTAGTGAATAGCTAGACGAGGGTCTTTTCATGTCTATGTCGTTGAAATACCACGGATTTCCAGCCGAACCGATCTGAGCACGCCAGTGCGAATTCCGAGCCGAAGGCGAGGATATCTCCCCATGGGAGACAAGGTTCTATCGGAATTTCCTACGGTGCTTCAAGGGCTTAGATTCCCGCTTGCAACGCCTTGGCACAAGGATGTCACAATGGCTACGTATCGCAAAAGAGGATCGACTTGGCAGGTTCAAATTAGGGTCAAGGGGCAATCGCCGCTTAGCCGTTCGTTCCCCACGAAAGCAGCCGGTCAAGCCTGGGCTGAGAGCGAGGAGAAAGCGTTGAAAGGGGGGACGATTAAAATTCCTCATGGCTATACCCTTGGTTGCCTATTGAGCGAATACCTAACCGTCACTCAGTCTAGCACAGACAATGCCTTTATCAAAACGTTCATAAATAGGTGTCAGTTTTTAGATAAGCCACTCGCTAAGTTGATAGCTACGGACTTCTTAGCCTACAGAGACAGCCAACTTAAGACAGTAAAGAAAACTAGCTACAACAGGTCTATCAAGCCTATTATAGCAGCCTTTAGGTCAGCTATCGAGATGAAGCACTTTCCCGCCGATTGTGCAGATTGTCTCAAGGCCACAAAACTGAAAGCCAAGGCTACTAAGCGCAGAAGACGGTTCTGGGACCATGAAGAAAGAGCTTTTAGTACTGTCTGTAGCTGCCCTACTCTGGGGGCTGTGGTTGTGGTCCTTGTGGAAACAGCTATGCGGTCCGGTGAATTGTGGTTGGTAAAGAAACAGAACGTGAGGGACGGTATGATTTACATTCCAGAGGAAGACACAAAAACAAAAAGCCCCCGGACTATTGCGCTAAGTCCAAGGGCTCTTTCAGCGGTAGATATTTTAATGGCACAAAGCGCTACCGAGAAACTGGTCTCACTAGGTGCTGGTGTCTTGAAGAAGAAGTTTAGAAAGGTGTGTCATCAGGCAGAGATAGTTAATCTGCATATGCACGATCTGAGGCACGAAGCTTTGTCTAGGATGTCTGAGAAGGGCTTTGGTCCGGCTGAGATGATGTCTCAATCAGGTCATACACAACTCAATCAGCTAGGTGACTACATCCATGGCAACCCTCTGCTTATTCAGAAGAAGTTGCTAGCGATGTCACAGCTTGGAGGAAATCCTCTAGTGGAACCTGTGATTTATTTAAGCCATCCCCGTAGTAGTACGAGTGTCCCGATGTTGTCGGAAGTCCAGCCCACTCCATAGCCAATCTATTAGCAAAGGTGTTCTTATCCATCTCGCCCCTTAGGTAACTATCAAGCCCCCGACGCCTCATCAGATGTACGGCCATTCTGTCTTGAAGCTCGGGGGTCATCTTTTCGTCCCCTGTAAGCCCCAATTCTTTCTTTACGCCCGTCAGAGTCTTGTTGAGAAACTGATAGCGGCCTATGGCTGTGCTAGGCGATCCCTGGGCCTTCATCTGGCCTTGGAAGTCCAACACCTCATCGACGCTCATATTCGTGACAGGTACCCTTCCCTTGACACCAAAGGCGTCCTCATAGCCCTTCTGAGAGGCTTCTGCACGGCCGATTAGGTCAAGCATACCTTTCATAGGTCCAGCCCCGTAAGCAGCCCCTACAGCCTCTACCTTGCTCCTGGTGCCATCATCGATATCCAAGGTATCCGGCTTGTAAGCCTGCCGAGGGTTAATGGCCGTGAAGTTGAAGACAGAAGATTGTTGCGGCTGCTCTACCGTTTTTTTCCTTCTCCCTCTCCTCCACTCGGGGGGTTGTCTTTCTCGAAGTTCCTAATCGCCCCTTCGCGCATTTTAGTCCAGAAGGAAGCTTCTTTAGGGGCCATCGTATTAATGCCCATTCCGTTGAACAGACCAAGCAGTTCTTTACTAATGTCCTGCCCATCGGCCTTGAGTATAGGCGCTAAGACAGCGATCTGCCTATTGAACTCCTGTACGGTCGCGTCAACGTTGTCTGTAAACTTGTTCTCTACACTTCGTAGAGCGCCAGCAAGGGGATTACGCCAGTCGCTTTTACGCTCAGAACCAGAGGTTACGTTGAACCTATTGGCGTCCTTATCATAATCAATCTTGATATTAGGGCGCATAGTGACACCCTCTTGGATCGTATTGGCCATCTGACGGAACAAACCACCAAAGCTATCTAAGGTCCACTGCTTGTATTGGTTCCATGCCTGAGGGTCGGTGGCTTTCATCTTAACCATAGTCTTAGTTACCTCTGGAGAGGCTAGGCGAGTGTAGATGCCTGTCTTCTGTTCCGGTTTGATACCCGATAAGAAATCAGAGTTCTCCGGGCCAAACAAACTCTTAGCTGTATTTAAGACAATCTGAGGTGACGCTCTGGGATTAGTTATAACGTCAACGCGGTCTTTAATCTGCTGATACTGTAGCTTAGAACGAGTCGGCTTATCTACGTTAGTATGCTTATTGTCGTCCATGTCTTTCTTGAGGGAAGATGAATCTCCCGACATGCCCTTAGCCAAAGAGATATTACGGAGCTGTTGAGCTGCCACAGACTTCATCTTTTGCCCTTGAGGAGACAGTAGCATTTCGTCTAAAAGCTCTTGCCCACCCTGGTCCTTAACAGCTTGCATAATCCTGATTTGATCGGAGCTTTCAATAACCTTGCGGTTAGCTTCGTCTTTAAGAGCTTTAGTCCTGACTATATCCGCATTAAGTACGCCGTACTCTTTATCGTTGAGTAGCTTCTCATAATAGTTAATACGATTAAGAGCTGTCTCCTGAATGTGCTTTATCTTCTCTGGGGACTTGATAGCGTTATAGTAGGTTGTCTGTCCGTCGGCCCATGGTTTCTCAAGGATACCCTGAACGCCTTGCTGTACCTTAAACTTCAACTCTGAGAACTGTTGACGTAAAGCCATTTGCTCATCTGGGGTAAAGCTTTTGGGGTCTTTCCTAGCTTTATCCATGAGTAGAGTAAAGTTCTTAGAGGTATCTGCCGTATCAAGGATAATACGATTGGTAAATCCAGTGACTTCATCTAACGCAGTACCGACAGATTGTTCTTCGGTAAGATTGCCCTGATCCTTAGCAAGTGCCAATCTGTTTCGTTTAAGCTCAACGGCTAGCTTCTCTTGGGCTCTTTCTTGAACATAAGCCCTTGTTTCAATCTTAGTATAGGCTTGCCCAGCATTCTGACGCTGGTAGTAGTCGGGAGGAAGGAACTCGTTATTAGTGTCTACGAAGGTATTGAACTTCTTCTCGTCTTCGTTCTTCTCCGCTAAGGTTGATGTCCATTCTTTACGTTTAGCTTCAATCGCCGCCGCAGCAGGACGATGACCAAGAGCAGATGTAACTTGCGCCTCAATCTTGTCTGCGTAAGCTGGATACCTTGCTCTTGCCTGCTTAACCATAGCATCCATTTGAGACCAGTACTGTGAGGCACTGATACGGCCTTCCGAATAGGCTTGGGTTATCTTCTTACCCGTAGTACCTATACGCTGGATGTCTGTGTTAGCAGCCGGATCGGCTGGAGCCTCTGGTTTAACTAGAGTATCGCCTGCCTCACCTCCTGAGATTGCAGATACGCCAGTAGAATCTGTAGTCGTACTGTCAACGATCCCCTGAGCAATCTTATCTGCTTCAGCTTTCTGTTGTGTCTCATGGAAGTCTGACTTAAGCTCAATCCCCTGGGCAATACCAGTGAAGAGCTTTTTCATAGCCTTGTTACCGTCCCCTTCTTTGGAGTACCCAATATAGCTAGGATCATTTGCGCCTTGTACCTCAGCGCCGAACGCTTTAACCATTATTCTTCTTCTGCCTGTCCACTAATCATTTCCCTACGTGCCTCAGACTGCCCTACAGGAGCCTTGCGCCAAAAGTCCTCGCGTACCGCGTTAAATAAGTTCTCGTGTCCCTTGACAGCGCCACGAAGGATAGCGCCGTGCTTAGATGGGTTAATACCACTGGACACCAACCATGCTTTAGCTCTCTTAAGGTAGCCATCTCCTAATTCCTGATTTCCATCGGTGTATTCAGAGATCGCCTTACGATACCATTTCTGCACTTCTTTGACTGCTGCGTCTTCAGCCTTACGTTGCTCTTTACGTGACTGGATCATTATGAAGGTATCACCAACATCTCTATTCGTGAGTCCCATAGCACCGGACATAAAGGCATCAAAGCCAGTCGCGTTATCGACAACAACCGTACCATTCCGTGTAAAGTAACGTCCCTGATTATAGAGATACCATGCTTTCGCCGCGTTATTGATAGACGATATGTTGCGAGTAACTTCTAGGAAGTCCTCCATAGTGGGAGGCGCTACGCTTTCGTCAAAAAGAGACATAAGAGCAGCCGTAGCCGGTTCAGCCGATTTGATCATATCACCTATGATAGAACCAGACGCGCCCAGCAATAAATCTATGACTGTCTTCTCACCACTGATGGCATCTTTGAAAAGACTCGTACCACCTGGACCGTAACGTTCCGAGACGTTGTACTGCTTGCCAGTGGCCACAGAGAGCATGGTAGAGAGCAAACCATCGTGCATAGCCTGGATAGCTACATTGTCCATAGGGACGCCACGCTCTAGGGCTGCTTGTCGGATATCCTCATAGTAAGGCCATACGCCCGCACCCGCACCAGCGGCTACAGGAACCCCGTACACGGCTGCATAGGTCATATAGGCTTGACGCTTCTCAGCGCCTGATAGGCGACTCCCCCAGCCCGGCAAGAGCTGTTCTGCTAGGCGTGCCTGGAAAGCTAGGAACTGCGTAGGAATGCCCACGATGCCTTGCTGCCACGCTGCGTTAGAAGCCCTAGTCATATTGGCTGCCATCAGATCGGCTCGCTTAAGCACTTGGTTACGTGCAGCGTTATCCATTACAGCCTTTGGGTTAAGATCCCTCCAAGCGTAGTAAGCAGCGTTCCAAGCAGACAAGCGGACAAAGCGTTCACCCTCGTCGAAGAACATCGTGCCCTTCTCTAAGAAGGTGCCAAAGGTTCCCTTAAACAAGTTAGGGTCGAACACGTCGTCACGCCAAGCCACTTCGCCACCAACATTGTAGTAGCCAGTCCTACGCATCTCTGCATAGGATTCTTTGAAATGATCGGCGTTGCTAGACCACCTCGCGAACTGATTGATAATGTTTTCGTCTTCAGTCAGCCGGAGCATACGCATACGAATAGCGTCACCAGCACCCCTGATAGCCATCTGAGGGCCAGCGATAGCCATGACGTGTACAAAAGACTGTGCCTGTAACGCTAACTGGACTGGATTAAACAAGCCTAGTTTAGTATGGAAGGCAATGGATCGAGCGTAAGTGAAAGGGTCTTTGACCGTAGGAAGTAAGTTCTCTGTTACATAGTCAGAAGCTTTTTGCCCTAACCGAGTGTAAACCTGATCGACAATCTTATTCTGAAGCCACATCATCTTTGAGCTAAGATCGGAACTAGCCCCAATGAACATGATGTTAGCTCTGCGTGTGTTCTGTGCAGCGGCTAATAACGCTTTGTTCTTTGTCTCCGTATCCCAGACAGGATTATGGAAGTAATAGATAGGATTGCGCCGTAGTTCCTCGGGAGTCGTCTTCATCACAGACCAGAACTCGTTGATAAAGTTCTCCACGGCGGTCGTCTTATAATCATTCATGTGACGACTACGCGAGACGTTGGCAATAGCCTTATTGAGCGTGTCCAGGGGAGACAGGAGCCGTGGTTTATCTAATTGAAAGATCGGCTTGGATTCAGTGCCCAATTCTTGTACACGCGGCAAGTCGGGATCGCGGGAGCCCAGATACTTCTTGTCAACATTCTGTGCGAATAGATTGTATTTGGAACGCACACCGTTAAAGAACCCTTCGTACTGACGAAAAGCCCCCTTGAAGTGTTCCATGTCCGAAGTGTTACGCCCAGCCGCTGTCCATGTAATAGGATCGTCCATATGCAGCAACGCAGGTCTAATAGTTCCATCAGGCATCACCTTAGAACTAAAGAACGACTTGAAGGTCTCAATATCCCAAGGTGTATTCTGGTATAGGAAGGTCTTTAGAGCGTCCATTTTATTGTCACGAAGCAGTAACCTAGCGTCGTCTGCCGCTTGGGCGTAACGCTTAGCCTCAACCTCAGTGGCGACATTTAAGAGGGACGTATCGCCTTCATAGATGTGCCGTAGTGAGCCCGAGGCTGTAGACCGACGCAGATTAGGCTGCTTGATAAAAAACTTGTCGCCATACTCGACGTGACCACCCGGACGGTAAGGCAGAATGTTCCAATCAAACTTAGCGTTCTCAAAGTTCTTTACGACAGCAAAGTGAATGGTTTCCGTAGTGCCCGCTACATCCAAAAGAGGTTTCTCTAGTGGGTTAACAATCTCGACTACTTTAAACCCACGATCCTTAACGTTGCCGTCTAGTGTGTCTCGCACGTCTTGTGTCAATTGAGAGCGTAGGAAAAACTCGCCCTTGTTCTTCTTGGCTGGATCATAGAGCCAAACACCAAAGTCCTCGGAACCATCATCCCAAGGTATACGATCATTAAGCCGCCCTGCGAACTGTCGAGACGCCTTAGTCTGGGCTTGCCCTAGTTCATCTGTTGTCTGGTAGAAGATAGTTGTCTTCTCTGCACCCATACGGGCCAAGTCACGATGAAGGGCTAAGTTACGGAGGATGTAATCCATGTCGTAAAGTTGCGTGTAGGTAAAGTATGCCTCGATCTGCTTTTCACTGGGCTGTTGCTTGAACCTATCAAAGAACGCGTTCTCGAATTCACCGATAGTCGTATGGAACAGACCACGCTCCCCACTAGATTCATCGATGTAATCTCTGTTCTTCTCCCAGATTGTGTTAAGCTGGCTCTTTTCCTTCTTAGTCAAATCCTTGCGTAGCACCTTAGACGCATCCAACATCAAACGATGGATCTCTTGAGCCGCTGTGGTCGCTAGCTGACGATTAGAGTTGGCCAATGTGCTTAGTAGATCATCTGGCGTCCTGATAAGACCGAGGAAAGTGTTTAAGATGCCCTTCGGGCTAGTGTTATCTGTGGAGACAATAAGATCACGCACACTGTCTAGCGTCTCGTCAACGCTTTTGGCAATGTTGATATAGAAACCGTCGCCCTGCTGCAAGATGCTAAACTGATTAGGCTTAAGACCGTACATGTCAGTGCCGAATAGAGCCGCCTGAGCCGGATTGTCAAATAGACTACCGTCTGCCTTACCCATACGAAGATGGACAACAGTGGTGTTAACTAACTGATCTTCCGGGCGCGTAACTGAGAAAGGACCGCCAAAGGAGACATCAAGGAAGGCATCATTAACATGTGTGTAGGTTGTCTTGAGGACACCTTTTGCTTCCTCAATAGCCTTCTGTAAAGCCTCGGCTGGTAATCTAACGATAGCCGAGTTGTTAAGGGGTATACCTAACAGTTTGACAGCGTTACGCTTAAGAGCCGCTAGAACACGATCAGACTTCGCCTTGGTTAGCGATTGTCCGTTGGAGGCAACTTCGTCAACGTTAAAGATAGATGGTGTTAGCTTAACTAGATTGCGACTATCGTCTAGAGGGTCTCCACCTCTCCAGGCTTGTCTTGCCCTACCATAGACATCAAGAGAAACAGCAGCATCAGACATACCAGCTTCCGCTAGGACACCATCACCTGTCTCCATCATGCCAGCACGACTTGTTGCTTTGAAGCTGTTCTTTATCTGCTCAGCGTCACCAGCCTTTTTAGCGTACAGCTCATTAAGAGCCAATTCGTTTATTAAGGCTTCATAGCTCTGTAAGGTCTGACCAGATTGCTTTGGGTTGCCATACTTGAGCTTTGCTTTCTCCGTGTTGAAGTAAATCCACTCATCAGCGTTAGCAAAGTCATCGTCCGCCATCTGACCACCCATCTTGCGCCAGGCTTTCAGCTCGTACTGCTTACGCAAAGAGTCTTCGTCTACTATAACAGTGCGTGTGGCTTCGTCGTAGTACGCATAGCCTTGACCCTTGGGGGTAGGCTTAGTCTTCACAGGCAAATTTGTAACTGGATCGGTTGGAATCGTCTTTGTCGGGGGCATTAGAGGCGGCGCTTTTACCACCACCGGAGGCTCCCTGACAGCGGTAGGCTTACGGCGGTTCTTGATAGTGTAGGGAATAGGTTCGGGAGACTGCCCCATAGCGATGTTACGGGAGGTCTGGAGCCCAGCCTTTAGGCGTTCTTTGTAGAGCTTAGTTAGTGCCAGGGCATTAATAATATTCTCGTATTGAGCAGTGGTTTGCCCCTTGGCCTGAAGAACAACGGCGTGGGCCGTCTCGTGCCAAAGAACAAACTCCGTCATAGCACCAATGTCGTCAATTAGCGCTTTTGGAACGAAGTTGGCACCGGGATAAAACGGCTCGTTTTTAGCAAAACGCCTTTCCGCTTCAGCCGAAAAATACCACGGATCGAGACCAACATTGTGTCTCGCTACTACTTTACCCTTGCTCTTGGTAGGGCTATAAGCGTAAATCGCGTCATCTTGTTTATATGTGTATGTTGGCCAGGGCTTAAATCTGTCGTCCAGAAAGTCTAATGCTTTAGCGTCCTGCCAAGGCTCAACAACAGTATCTTTAAGAAGCGATCGTATGGCGTCATCTACATACTTTTCGTCGTTGAGAGAGCCGCTAAGAATAGAGCGACCAATGCCAGCGCCCCGCATAAAGGAATAGAGAGCATCTTTACCACCTTTGTACGCCTTTTCAAAGAAATCCATATTAGTGTCTAGCGCAGGTGAAACACGATCTACTATATCTGTTAGATTAATAGAAATCTGCTGTGTGGTCTTTGGAAACTCTCCATAGTCTCTGGCAGAACCAAAACTGAAAGTCCCATCTTCATCTGCGTAACGCACTTTATCGTGGCGAGTATAGTGGTATGTCGCATTACCGTTCTCATAGGTAATCTTTATGTCGGGTGCGTTTTGACCTTGAGGCCCTATTGTCTCTGGAGCCTGACGGACGGGACTTGTTGGCGCGCCTTCAGACGCAACCTCTGTAGTGTTCCTGAAAGCTAAACGCTTCTTGATACTATCGGCGACCGTTTGTCCAACCGTCTTACCAACCTTGCCCGTCACTTCAGCCACTTTAGAGACATCAACAGCAAGTTTAGCTGGCTTAAGGAAGGGTAGGAACGATGTCATGTCCAGAGCACCAAAGGTGTTATCTAGGAGCTGATCGTTGCTGGAATAGTTAATGACACCCTGAGCAAAGCTTAGAGCGTCTAATGGACTATCTTCCGCGATCTTACGGACAGCAAGTTCTAACTGCGTCTTAAACTCAGAGGGGCGCAGTGTGTATAGGTATTCTACTTCCTCAGAGATTGTATTACCAAAGAGGAGACCACCCGTCAAAGGAGCGGCGGCAACAGCGCCAGTAAGATTTGTGTAAGCCCAGAAGGGAATAATTTGCTTTGCGTAAGCGAGAGCGGTCCCTCCGATGCCTGTTTGCTTCCACTCGTGCTCTGCATCCTCAAGGACAGCCTTAGCTATCTGATTGCGAGCGATGAGTTTGACCGCCGCGTCTGAGGCGTCTAGGTACTCCCAAGGAAGCTTATTTAGCGCCTCTTGGTGATTGCTTTGCCCGTTGATAAGGGAGGGAATAGTTGAGACAACCCACTCACCGTACATCTCCTCAAGCACGGTCTTAGGATCGCTTGCCGTCGAACTACCTACGATGCCCATCAGCTCGTCGGCCTCTGAAGTTGTCAGGGGGCGGTTAATGGTGCTAGTGATCTCTTGGACCATCCCCAGGCGCATCTTACGGTCCTCAAGGCTCTTGGAGGCTGCTAGGGCCTGTCTGAGTTCGGGCTCGTCTCCATTCGCTAGCTGATTGACAATGCTGTCGTAGCCAGGGGATTTTGCCCCCATAGCGAAGTTAGCCTTGGTAGCACGCCTAGCGATAACGTCGGGATCGGTACTAGGGCTAGTCGTTAGCCCCCCAGGCGAAGACATGTCGAGATCATAGTAAAGGTTCTCAGCAACAGGACCGCCAGCTTGCGCTTCTTCGGAAATGTCAACATCAATGAACTGAGTATCAACCCCAGGCGGCTTAAGTTCCAAAGAGCGAATTCCCTACGGACGTGCCAATGCTACTAATCGTACCAGCGTTCTTTACGAGGCTGCCGCCGAGCGTGCTAATACCTTCACCAAGGCTACCCCGTGTTTCTGCTCGGCGCTGTTGACGGTTAGCAGCGAACACTTGATTACCTAAATCGTTCTGTTGCTGAATACCAGCGATGTTCGTCTGCCCTTCACCTTGTATGCTGGCAAAGGCACCCTGTAGACCTGATCCAGCGCTAGCGCCCTGAGTCGTTGCGTTAGACAGGGCTAGAGCACGCTGCTGCTGCATCTCCCTAACAACGGCTCGTTGTCGTCTAAGGGCATCCAGGTTAGCTGATTTCTGTCGGGCGTCTTCTTCTTTGTCTGCCGCTTTAGCTGCATCTTGAGAGGCGTTGTATTGCACTAACGTGCCCGCTGCTCCGAGAGCCAAGCCGACCCCGGCGATTATACTTGTTACTGCTGGCACTTTATGCTCTTTCGCATGTCTTTAAATATGCTTTCTCACTTAATTTGTATCCAAGGCGCTCATAGTACTTCCCAACCTTATCTGCGTACTCTCCGTTTAATGAACATAGCTGGAAATAATCCGCCTTGGCTACTTCTTTTGACCAGTACTCAAAGGCTTGTATTAGTTGGATGCCCACTCCCGATTGTCTGTGTTCTTCGTCAACCCACCAAAGTACCTCTGTAGCCACTCTAGCCTTCGAGAAAATGATGGGCTGAACACTAGCGGCAAGGATGGCGATGGGCTTGCTTTCCAGTAGTCCCAGGATGATAATTCGATTAGAGGGGTCGTATATAAATTCGCTGATGATAGAGTTGATTTTGTCTTCGTCATGTCCGTATTCACTGTAAATAGATGCCTTATAGAAATCGATGCAGAGGCGTTTAATATCGTCAAAGTCTGCTAATGTGCCTAATTTAAGACTATACGCCTTGGTTGCTTGTTTCAAATACCGACCAGCCAATTAGATTAAAGGGTTGCCCCGCTACACTGTCCACACGAAATTGATAAACAATACCTGATCCTCTGGACTTAATGCGTTTACGTTCGTAGGAATAAGAGCCGCTATCCGTTGTGATCCTCTGCGTTGAAGACCAGCGCCCTGTACTGCCGCTAAGGGCGTATTGCCATCTCGATTGAAAATCTAAGGTCGAGGCTTCGTTCTCAGTCGAAAAGAATAGGTTAATGTAAGTAGGCGTCACCTTTCGATAGCCGTCTCCATGGACCTTATAACCTGTCGTAAAGTATGAGTCGTAATCGAGACCTACTTCATCAACGGAATACCAATCTACGTAAGCTGTGTTCCATTCTTCTGCGAAGGTAAAATCGTGCTCGCCGCCATTTGGTGTACTTACGAGAAACTTAAATACCTCAGCCTTCGGCACTAAAGGATCAAAGGCATATACTGTTGCCAACGCTGAATTGGTTACTGTCGCTAAAGCGCTGTCGGTAACAATTTGTGCTTCACCTTCGGTGTCTTCAGAAATAACAGAGATGATTGCGTTTAGGGCGTAGGTGCTCGTGTCAATTGACCAGCCATAGAAGGACTTGGCAATTAGGTTAAAATTAAGTACTCTATCGTATTCGTAGGATTCTGTATTTGAGGCGGCGTCTGTGGATCGATAAAGCCAACTAACAATACGGTTACGTCGATTATAGGCACCCTTTGCGAACCTTTTACTTTCGTAGGGAATGTCATTATAAAACGACCTAATAGTAGAATCGGTTAGAGGCGTTACGCTTGGTACAGATGATGTCTGCTCTTGATTAACGAAGTAAATAGACTCCCCATTCCAAAAGCTAGGTAGGCCATCAATGGAGACAAAGGACGAAGGGCTAAGACACCCGACATTTGACACCTTTATCACCGAGTAGTCAGTAGCCCTAAAGCCGACACCTTCAGAGCCAGAGATAGACCAAACACCATTAGTCGCAAAGACCAATAGGGCGTCTTGGAAGGCAAACAGTTTAACAACCGTTCCGGAGTCCGGGATTAAGACAACACCACCATCAGAGGCTAATAAGCTAAATTGTGTTGAACTGGCGGGGTCGTTGGCTTGGTAGCATTCGCTGATTTGGTCATTGCGCTCAATGATCTGACTGAAAAGGATCTGATTGGAAAACTTCTCACCCTGTGTTCCCGCGTACCAGACACGCCCAGCAAAGAACTCAACAGTAGACATGCGATAAAAACCAGCCGAGCGCCCAGCGTCGTCTCCCGTCAAGCCGGTAATGGATCGACCTGGATTTACGATAGAAACGGAATTGCGGTCTGGATCATGGTAGTCAAGGATATAATGCCCTTTTGGCGAGGGGGTGTTACCTTGGACACCGGGTAGAGCCGAGAAGTCATAGTGGAAATCAGGAAAGTAGATGAACCAAGTATCGGCATTGCTAGGGTAGTCCGCTCTAGCGTCTTCCCATCCATCAAGGATATAATCATCGGAGAAGGTAGCAGAGTTCTCCTGCTGTACGTCTGTATCCCAGCCTTGATTTAATAGATTGTATTCGTGTTGTTCACTAAGTACTGTCGGTCGCTCGGTGATTTCCAACCCATCGTCAATACCTTCAAAGTCGCGTGTCTTTAGATCGATTACCGTTGCGCTTACCGTTATTGCGTCAGGGTCATACGTGATATACACGGTTTCCATAGCTGGGTTAGCTACAAATAGAAAGCCATTCCCCGCCGCATATTGGCACTCGGCCGAGGAGACAGAAAGATTAGTTCCAGTTGGTTTATAATCGTCTAGTTCGATACTAGCAAATTGCGTATCGGATATTGCCCCAGTGCTATCTACTGAGTAGAAGAATAGAATTGAGCCGACTTGTGCGATGACAATAGTGTTATCCCCATTGCCGGCCGCTGCGTCCCACCTATAGACCGATAGCGCACCGTCAGCTCTTGTACTCGTCGATATTTCGTATCCGTGTTCAAGGTCAATACCCAACCTACGCTTTACAATGCCTTGATCATCAAAGACACAGTTATCTGTCTCGGTAACGGCTTGCTCGGGAAAGTTAAGGCCAGTTGCCTCGGTGATCAGTCCCTTTACGAAACTGTTTTCAACGAAACTGCCTGCTTGTCTAGCCACTAATCAGTAGACCTTGATCGATAGCCCCCTTGGGCTTAGCTTCTGCTTTGAGGAGATTAAAGTAAGCCTTAACTGCTTTCTCAGCTTCGCCAATGCCCGTATAGCAGCCCTCTAGTTGGGGCGGGATATTCTTAGTTCTTTCCATACGTACTCGCCAGAAGCCATGGGGGTCGGTCGGATAGATGATGGCTGTCTTTCCCATGGACTCCATACGGCGTTCAAGAGGTAGGTCTTTGTCTTCGTCTGTATCAATCTCAGGGTCAATTAAGTGCCTCATCGGGCGCGTCTCCCATAATTAGGTAATTTGTCCATAGCGGACAGTGCATCTTCGTGCGGCAAAGCTTGTTTAGCTCGCTCTGCGTGAATCATTTGGTCTCTGGCTTCTTTACGCGCTAAGGCGTGGTCTGATTGTTTCAGTTCAGCAAAGGCTAGAGCTTTGGATTTATTCAATAAAAGCGAGAACTGCTCTGCATCCAGATCGGGGGTAAAGCTATCTGATTGCGTCCAGGTCGCTGTCTTCTGTCCGTAGGCCACTGTTTTAGATTTCTGCAAGGTGGTATCTACGTCAGCATCATAGGAATCAAAGATAAAAGTGTAGTCGTCTAGGGAAGTCCACCATTCCGGAGCTTTGTCATTGAGACAGAAGATGGGCAAACTATCCGAGCCGACTACTAAGCTAAAGTCCACAACGTTCGTCTGATCTGTGTCTAGCTGATACATCTGCTCAAAGAAGTCTTCGGGATTCTTGTACTTGACGGGTTGGATCAGGCTTGCTGTGTCTCCATCTGCAATTTTGTCATACTTGATCCACAGAACGTTAAGGACATCACTGGGTAGGTACATAAGTGTTGGTTTTGAGCTATCTCCAGAGGCCGTTAGTTCGAACAAAGAGAAGTGTTCTGGAAGCTCAAGTCGAGACACGATATCCCAATAACAGCGCTTGATAATAGCTACGACTTGTAGAGCCTCTGTCGTGTCTGTTATGCTGTTAATCTCGTCACTGTCCATTGCAGACAGGATTTCTTGGGTAAGCTCTAGTACTGTGGATTTCATCGAGTTTTAAGGTAATCCATAAAGCTGCGACCTAGCTTTTCAATAGGCCGTGTTAGAAAGTAAGACAGAATAATGGTCTGCTCTAAATTCTCGTAAGGTGAAGGAAGTTTTGCAATACCCCACCCAAGAGTAAAGGTGCTATCCAAGGCAATTGCCCCGATATGTAGAATAAAAGGATAGACCACGAGAGGGCGTATGGCCGCAGTAACCCACCAGCCTTGCTCGACAACGAGTATTTCTTTCTGTAGCTTTCTCGTTTCAAGTTCTGCCTGGATTGTAGCAACTGCGATTTGTGCATTAGCGTCTGTCTTCTTTGAGTAGGCGTCTAGGAGTTTGTCTAAGACACCTCCCGTGAGCCAGCTAATCAGATATGTGAATATTTTTAGCATAGGAGTAGAGACCGTACCCAACGACCGCTAGGAGAGCTAACATGAAGGCCAGCGCAAAGGGGTTGTTCACCGCACCTACAAGGCCAGCACCACAAGCCGTGATCAAACCCGTTAAGGAGAGCTTCCAAGGGGTCTCTGAGGGGGTAGTAATGTCTCCTGCTGCCCCTAATCCCTCGGGCACCGTTGGCCGCTCCTGGATGATCTGTATGCCCTCTGAGGCCATCTCTAGGGCTGTGGCTTTGACCCCCTTCACACGACTTCCCCAGCCCTTGCCGAACGTCACCCAAGTACCGAGGGTATGAAGCCAACCTAGCCGGTCATCACAGACACGAGAGATCAGGGCAGGTAGGTTTTCAACGGAGGTAGCGGCGTCTAGCGTGGCAGGCCCCATGAGCCCATCGATCTTTAGCTTTCGCCCTTCCGCCTTGTTGAGAGCTTTCTGCAAGAATTTGATGGAACGATGGGGGCCACTGTTGACACCAAAATCGAAGACAACCAAGTCCAGACCAATAGGGAGAAGATCGCCCTTCACCGCGTCCCAATAACTACTCTTGTAGATGTCTTCCATCTCGCTGCGTGTAATCTTTTTAACATCGCGAGGAGTAAGTTGCTTTAGGCGTCGGTAGGAGTTATAAACCCGCTGAATAATACCCCACTGTGTCTTTCCACCGGGGTCTTTAGGATGATTAGAATACCCACCCTCCCATTTAAGGGTTTCAGCTAAACAGTCTTTAAAGTTAACTTTCATACGTAATTACGCCCAATTCCCTACTGCGGTGACTGTATTTATACCGATTGGCCAGCAGCGAAAGAATGAATTTCTTTGTATTACTGGAGCGCCGTCCGGAACCGCGACCGGATAATACATCGTCGCGCCCTTGCCGGAATCACTAATCAAGCTGCAACGACCCTGATGACGGCAAAGTTAATCTCGACAGCCTCACCAAGATTGCCAGCCGATACGTTCGTCAGCGTAATGCGGAATGACCCAGCCGAAACATCGTCAATACCAATGTGGTAACTATCGAATGACGCTCCACCGCTGATGTTCGGCACGATGACGTCTGTCGCTGCCACGGCGCTATTGCTGACTGTGAATCCAACCTCTGCGCCAGCATTGAGCGTGGCGTTATGCATCGTAATCTGCCCGCAGACCTTATTCAGCGTGACGCCGGTCGACTTGCTTGTCGCCTGAGTGACGGTACCGCCCGCCCCGGCGCCATATCCGAGTCCTCCAAGGGGCGCGCTGGCGGTGACCGCACCATTCTCATCAACCGTAAGACGAGTGTTTGCGCCGCCTGTCTGAAGCCGTATTTTACCGCCGGCGTGTGTGGCAGAAACAAAGACGCCTTCTGCGCCATCCCAGCTCATCGAAAAACTTGGAAACGCGGCGATTGCCCTCGCCAACAGCGAGGCTGTCCCAGCATCCGTTTGAAGCTGCCAGCCTGCGGTGGCCGATGCACCAGTATTGACGTTCTTCACTAGTTGAGCAAAGTCGGAGTTGACGCTATCAACAATATGCGTTGCCCGTATATTGGGCGTCACTACGTTGACGTTAACAGTCCCGTAGGCGGTAAAATTGTTAGTATCGCCCGTTAGATCGTTGGCATACCTGTGCGAAGCATCGCATTCAATTCGAAGGCCGGATGCGCTCACAATAACACCACTGCCAAGCTCTATTGCCTTGCCTGTGTTGTCCGTGCCATCTACACACGATATAAGGATGTTGTTAAGTATATATGCAACGCCACTGCCGTTAAGCGATAATGGTACGTGAGCAGTCGTGCAGTCCACTTGAATGTTGCTCAATGCGCAGCCATAAGTTGTGGACTCGATGGCGTTTGTCATCACGCCGGTTGTTGCCGGGAAATCCCAGAAATGGACTTTGTCCGTCTTCCATCCGGCGAGATTGCCGCTGATGCCTTTCTTCGTTCCGAAGATGATGCCGTTGTGAATATGATTGTCTGACGAATCATTCCCGGAATAGATGCCGTAGTTGTTCGCTGGCGCGGGAGTCGGAACAGCAGCATCATCAGTCCGCCACAGCCCAAAATCATCAATCATGATCTCGTAACAAGTCGTAAACTGACTTGGGTCGCCGATGCGAATGTAAGAGCTTTCTGTTTCGGTCACGCCATCGGTATAGGCTCCTATGGAGCGGATCAGAAAACTGTTGAGGTGGACCCCGTTGCCGTCTTTGATCCAGAAGCCCCGGCGAGCCAGATAATCGCCATCCCAGCGCCCGCCTTGCAAGAAGACATTGCGCAAGCGCACACCGCTGGACCCCACGCCGGTCTGCAACATTGCGTCCATCGCCGCCCCAGCGAAGATTCGAACCTGCGGGTCGCAAACGATGTTAACATTCGGCTTCCATGTCAGGGCCGAGTTGATCTTATAGCTGTTCCCCAGCCAAGTGGACGGGATATGGATCGTCGAGCGCGCAGTCGTAACCGAGGCTGCAAAGTCGATTGCGGCTTGGATCGCCGCGGCACTGTCATTCGCCCCAGTTGAATCCGCGCCGAAATCAGTGACGGAGATCGTATCGCTGTTCTTGGAATGCATCGTGCGTGCAACGACGCCGGTTCCCGTTGGCTTGAAATGGGACATCGGCACGACATTGCCGGCCGAGTCCTTCATGGACAGCGTGGTGACGCCACTTTCGTCAACCGCGTACATCCTAGCAGTATTAGCACTAGGGTTCACCGGAGCGGCGATCTCATCCCAATCGACAAAGCCAGTTACTGTATCCGCCTCAATTATGTCTCCATCGATCAGCAAGTTACCGACGTTGATAAGATCGTAGCCGTTTAAATCAAGATCGGCCCCCATTGAGTTAGGCGAAGTGCCATCGCGAGACAAAGTATTCTCTATTGCTGTCTCGATAGCGTCAGAGTTATTATTTATAGTAGTGACAGCGGAGGCTTCATTACTAAGATTAGCAAGATTTGATAGTGTTAATTTAGCCATCAGCTTGTGCGTGTGTACTCTACTGTTACGTGACAGCTCGCTGCCGTAGAAGAAGCGCCGTCATTGGCTAACTTAATCCACTGGTTTGCTGTCAGAGTGTTATTAGAAACTGGTGTTAGAGAGTCAACGTCACCCTCAGCCGACCCAGAGTTAGCTACAGTAATAGTTCCCAGTGAACCGCCACCAGTCTTAGTTATGGTGATAATAGAATCGGCTGCCGTTATAGCGCCAGACAGGACAGTGGTAATCTTTGTGATAGTGCAGGCAAAAGGAGACACAAAGTACAAGTTCTGTGCTGTCGAAATGTCCGTGTAGTGATCCGTAAAGGTGCCTTTGTTTCGATTAAAGACAGTCGTCCAAGCGCCACTTGCCGCACCGTCAGCTATGTACTCCTGTCCAGATGTAGCGGAAGCAATGCCCTTAGGTTCGTGTAAGTCGCCACCAGTTAAAGCAGAGTGTAGAACCAAATTAGTGTACCTTTGGCCTCAAAGAGGCGTTGTAATAAGAAAAAGGGGGCCGTAGCCCCCAGATTAAGCCGTGGTGACGGTGACCACTAAACCCGTTAAATCGATGTCTGTTGAGGCTGCCGTAGTCCCTGTGAAGAGCACGTAAAGTGTCTCACCTTCCGCCAAGACCTCCGTCAAACCAGTCACCGCCAGATTGCTCGAAGACAGAATAGTGTCTGCCGTAAGTGTACCGACGTTGTCCGTGCCAAGTTCAGCATCTGTGTTGTCCGCCGCAGCGTTAGTCAGCTTTCGCACAGACATAGTAAGGGTGACGTTGCCGCCAGCGCTTTCGACCTGCCCAGTAGCAGAGACAGCCGTAAGAGTCGCCCCGATGTTCAAGCCGGTAATAGGCACGACAAGGGTTGAGCTAGTTTGAGAGGCCGGTAGCGTTGCGTGACAGATATTAGTTCCTGCCGTGACAACCCAGCCTGCTGTAGCGCCCACCTTTGCGTTGCCGCAGATTGGGATAACCCTTTGAATGCTTTGTGTAATTCGGTCCGTGGCGACTTCTGCGCAATCTAGGGCAAGCCCCTTGAAGTTCCACGTTTTATTCCTAGCTAGTACAGCCGTTGCCATTTAATACTCCAATACTGAAACAACGTTTGTACTGGCCGCCACAATTCCGTAAATCGCTGCTGTGGTTATCGAACCTTGTAGAGTTAACTTTGTAGCAGTTAGCACGATAGCGCCGGTCGTTGTGGCTACGCCTGATCCGCCAATAAAGACAGTGGCACCACCGTTGTTAGAAATTTCTATAAATTTACGATTAGGATTTGCCGCTGAGAGAAGAGTAGCAGTGGTTGCAACGGTCACCTGAGTAGCCGTGAACTCATCACTGTTAGTAATTACTCTGTCTTCGCCATCCGGGCTTTTTGCTCCACGTAATACCATATGGTAAAGGGGAACTCGAAGGCTCCCCTACACTCCTTACGGATTGTACCAGTAGATGCGAGCTTTAATGCGCCCCGCGGTGAAGACAGCCGTATTAGCCCCTGCGGTAAAATACCCAGTGTTGCTAAGAGTCGTGCCAACCAAAGCGCCTACCCCTGCGTGGCCATCAGGAACAGAATCAGCCCCAGCAACAAACTCAATAACAGCCCCGGTATCCGAGATGTCTGCAACCGCCAAAGCCGCTACAAAGCCGTTATAATCAAGTTCTGTGGTGCGATCCTGATCGATGAGACCAAAATCCAAGGTGGCCGATCCGCCAGACGTTGCACCCGTTTCCACAACAAAGCGGACTCGTTCGATGCGTGCGCCGTTAGGAATCGTGATAGTGTCAGACAAAATAGACTCGGTTGCCGTAGCAAGAGAATCTAAATCAATCTCAATCTCCACCTCGTGAAGCGCGCCGAGCGTATTGTACTCGCCACCATCAACTACAGTCACCTCGTCAGTGCCATACTTAATGTAGAGACCGTCATTATTAAACCATGTACCCATTATATTTACTCCTTAGACCTGATCAGTATCACTGAGGATCACAACCAAGTTCTCAGGGCGGTACAGTTTAAAGCCCCAACGAGCGGTCGTAACGTACTCGTCACGCTGGAGGTCTTTATTATACTCTGAGTCAACCCGTGGTGCCTGACGAACCGAGCCAACAAAAGGCAGGACATCAGGAGCAGCAGAGAAGAATAGGTTGGCAACACCCGTGGTAACAGACAAGCTGTTAATCGTCTCGGCCATGCCTTGCTTGAGGTTCTGACAGACGTAAACGTCAAAGCCGTAAATATTCATACGGAACTGCGTTCCAGTCGTCATACCGTCGCGGACAATGCCTTCCCAGCGGGGATTGAAGCTAATGTTAGTCAGATTGGTTTGTGTGCTAAGTTCATACTCAACCGAGGGGTCAACGATAGCCACAAGGTTAGTCATGGGGACGTTGGCCTTTTCCAAAGCAAAGCGAGCCTTAGCAAAGTCCTGAGGTGTAATCACCTCGTTCGTGCCTGATGCAACAAAACGATGATTAGCACCGTTTATTGTATTCAGGTTAGATGCCGTTTGGCCGTCCGGACCCTTAGCCAAGAGATCGACTTCCATCGACTTCATAATAGCGCGAGATTGCTTAGGCACAAAGCTGGAAACAAGGCGGCCCATATAGAACGAATCTTGCTTCATCTTATTGTAGATAAAAGTCGCTGAACTCTTATACTTGTCGATAGTAAAGGTGAAGTTACCAGTGTCCATCGCAGTGTATCGGATGGGCTGGCCCTCTTCGTAGTCGTTCACTTCGGCTTGACCGATGGACGGAATATTGAGAGTGTCGCCATCAGGGAACGGAAGCATATCTACATACTTCATCCCCATAAGCTCTTCCAACAGCGTTTCCTTGACCTGGGTCGTCCAAAGATTGGATCGGATCAAGTGCTCATTGGCGAGCGTTGAAAAACCAGACATTAATTATGTCTCCCTGTTAAAAACGCGCAGGGAGGTGTTTCTTCTATGAGCCCCAAAGGGGCGAGTGCTCCGAGGAGCTACTTGTAGAAGTCTTCGCCTCTATCGGCGGCAGCTATGGCGTCTTTGTGCATTTGTAGTTGCACTTCCGATGTCCAATAGTGTGACTTGTCCTTAGCCTTCAAATCCTGGTAGTACTTATAGTTGCGTGTGCCGGAATTGGGATTGATGCCCATTCGCTCGGTAGACATGCTAGAAGTCGGTGTATTGTAGATGCTGGGGCGAGCCCCAGTTGCACCAACCAGTTCAAGAAGCGCTTTAGGTGACTGTTTCGCCAGATCGTTGATTGCATCCAAACCTATGCCTAAGTCTGTTGCTTTCTGTCTTAGCCTCGCTTCGTAGTCCGCTCCAAAATGATTCTGGAGAGAGCGCTTTGCTTCCGCTAAGTTGTCCTGGGCTGTCTTTGCCGCGTCGCGTTTCGTTATTGTTTGTTCGATTAGTTGCGTAATATCAGGGGTTGTCGGTCGTTCGCTGCTTGCCTGGTTAGCTTGTGCGCTATTAGCACCTACGCCGGATGATTGGTTCTCTAGCCGCGCTAGCAATTCCTCCATGCGTTCCCTTGCGTTGAGGTCAGATCGAAGTTCGTCCAGCTCTTTCGTTAGTTTTTCAATAAAGCGGTCTGATTCAATTTTCCCTTGTGCAAGATCATTCGTTGTCTTGAACTTCTTGCCGTCACCTACGAGTTGGTCTACTGCGTTCGGTGTAGTGTCGTTATTAAATAAGTTCTCTTCGGTCAATCGAGAAATTCCAATAGTTGTAGTACTTTGTTAAGTCTTGCTTTCTCACCTAGTCGTGAGGCTTGTTTATAAGTCCAGTTAGGGTTATCAAAATCTGTGGTCGAGACTTCCGCCTTATTCAACTGATCTTGTTCGTCCTTTAAGATATCCCTTAGTCTGGAGAGAATAAAACGGCTATTGTATAGCGTTTCTTCAAAACTCTCCTGATCCTTGGGTGGTAAATGTTGTGTCCAAATAGACGAGGGTCGTTTCCTACGCGGCTTCAGCAATATCGGCCCCTACAAAGTCGTCTTGTGATAATCCAGATGGTGTGCCTGCTTCCATCGCTACCGCTTCTTGACTAGACTGCTGTAAGCGTTGAGCGTCGGCCTGTTCGCTAAGTCGGACGTATGGCTGCACAATTTCGTATTCCGTCAAGTCTAGGAGGTCTTCAAACATCTTAGCTAGCTTGACCGTCGAGAAGTGTGCTTTCATCTCTGGGTCTTGTCCGAGCGCAGACTGAAAGAAGTTATTCAAGTTTTGTACTAGCTCGGCCCGTTCTGCGAAGTGTCTCGCAGCGACAGGTCTAATGCGGCCATTACCCGTAATGTCGTCAGATGTTAACGTGGTAAAAGTAGTGACGTTGTACTCTTCGTCTATCACTCGGATAGAGCTAGAGGTCATCAAGCGTCGGCCCTGCTCTAATAGAGCGTTAATCAAGGGCTCTACGAACTGCTCTTCAAACTGCGATATCTTATTAGTGAAGATACGGGAAGAAGCATTCTCTAAGCGCTGTACTTCATACATGGTCTTTTCGCCCGGAGACCTGAAGCCCATAGCTTCTTTTGGTGCCCCAGCCATTTCTTCCATGCGCGCTTCGATAGCTTGTATTTCAACGTTGGCCTGCAACACCTGGAAAGGTGGAGCCATCATCTCTACATCGCCATCGTCACCTACATAGATACGCTCGAATGGCCCCCATTGAAAATTCTCAACGTGGCCCTTGATCTTGAGCGGCGGGAAGGTGATTAAGTCGAATACGTCTGCTTTAAGGTTCTCGATGTGATCGAGGCGGTACTGTAAACCAATTAGATTATCTAACGGACCCATCGCCCATAGGTTGTCTTGTCTCGGCCGCCATCCCACGTGATAGATAGGGGCGGTCCCGAAGTAAGACTGGTTTGGTGCCTTGTGAATAATCTTGTGGCGGTCTACTACTGAGATTACATGATTGCGAAGGAACTGCTTAGACTCATAATCGTAAGTGTCGCCATAGAAGGTAAGGACTTCGCAGTAATCGCCCTGTAGGTAGTGTGTGAAGCTTGAGAAGCCGTCCATGTTGTAGAAGGCATCTAATGGCTTCGTTTCGCCTACATAACCCTGTACGCTCTCTCTGACGCCCTTAATGTACTCGAAGAGCTTTTCGTACTGCTCTCGGTTCTCGGGACCAGACTGGCGCTCTAGCATCTCCTTGACTTCACCTAGAGTCATCCAAGAACGGACAATCTTGGGCGTGTTCTCGAAGGAGGCGGCCATGGGGTTGATGACGATATCTAAAGGCGAGATGCGCTTAATGGAAGGGCCAACATAACCCACCTGCGTCTTGCCACCACCTTCAGTGACTTCAACCGTGTTATCAATCCACTCGACCGAAGCGAAGGCGTTACCGTAATCGATGTAGTCAAGTATGCATTTGTTTAGTTCTGTCTTAAATACCCGATAGTCAAGTACCCAAGACATATAGTTTTCGATAGCCTCGCGCTTGGCCAGGCCATTAGACTTTTCGTCGTTACCTTCCCACATAAGCCACTTACGCTTGGGGAATAAACTGGCCATATAGTTGGCTTGGAGATTGTCTCGGATTTGACACAGCTTAGGAAGGGTCGTCTTGTTTTTCCACGGCAGGGTCGAATTAGTCGTATCCTCTGTGCTGGTAGCATAGACGTACTTACGGACTTCTTCTTTTGCCAGTATCCAGGGAGCCCTAAGGGTATTCCATTCTTGCCAGAACTGCGCTATGCGACAACCTAGCTGATCCTCCGAGATAATGTCTTTTAGGTCTAATACGCGCCCGGCCATTAGACAACGCCACCAAATCTAGCGTGTGTGCCGTACCTGTTATTAAAGGCCGTAAACCCTTGGGCATCGCCTGTCGGCGCTACACAGACATCAATACAAGAAGCGAGAGCATCCTTTACGTCGTCATGAACTGGTTTAGCTAAGATCAACTCTTCTTCCAATACGTTGCAATTACCTCCACGATAGTGCCAAATCTGATTGCTAGAGTACTTGGGGTGCAGAATAGCATCTACCCGTTCCTCTTTTGAACCCAGCACACGAGAAGGGTTGTACTCATCTACAGACAGAGCCAGGCCGTGCGGTTTGATGTAGTCGTTCTTAAGACTTGAGACAATGACCTTCTGAGCAACTGAAACCTCGCATCGTATTTTACGAAAGCCCCATTTCTGGTGGAGGTATAGTATGTGCTCGAAGTATTCTGGTATGCGATCGGACTTAAATCTATCTATGTCTAAAATGTAGTAGTTTCGTTCTGAGTCAACACCCACCACTACGATAGCCGTATAGTCCGCCTTCTTCTTTAGTGAGTAGGCAAAATCAACTGAGGCAAAGACATTAAGCTTAGCGGTCTTAAATCTAAGCGTACCGTCAATTCGTTTGAGGAACTTAGGATCGTAATATTGAAACTGGTCCCGCTTAATCTTGGCTGTTTCGTAGTCTGATGGATCGTTATAGTACTGGGCTCGGAACTGGATAGGATCTAAGTACTGTGCCCGTTTTCTAGCTAAAGCCTCTTTGTCAAAGCCATAGATTGATCCGTCTATTTGTCTTTCTCTGGGCCATAAGAACTGTCCGGTGCCATCGCCTCGATCCTCAACTTTGCGCTCGAACTTTTCGTAAAGGGGTTCGTAGCCAGAGATATCTTCGTGTTCGTCGTATAGTTCGACAGCCATCTCGGTTAGATCGTTGTAAAGGTCTCTGGGATGATAGCGAGTACCAACAACCCATTCCTTTGAATCAGCGCCCTCGATGGAAGACAGAAGAGAGTATTGTAGTTTAACTCGTTCTCGGCCCTCATCAGTGTAGGCGTTATCCATAACAACAACGTCATCTAGGACAGCAATGTCGCAGTGCATACCCACAATAGTTGAGGTCAGACCGGCTGAGAAGAGCGTGGGGTCGCGGATCATATCCGCCTTGCGCTTGGGGTGATCTACGCAGAATTCGGTTTGAGTCCACCGCTCGCGCTTAGATTCTTCAGCATCCACCATCTCCGGCCAGTAGTATTTGTAGGCGTCAGAGAGGAGGATATTCTTAATGAAACCGACCTGCCGTGTTGCGAGGTTGGCTGTGGAACTGATGTAGAGAATACGGATGGAGGGGTTGCGTGTGATCTCCCAAGCCACACGATAGGCGATCATTGCCGACTTTTGGTGGTCGCGGGGGAGTAGGGTTAACTGGTGACGCTTGCCTTCCGGTCGTGTCCACCAAGCCAGTAGTTCGCGATGGACAGAGCCAAGAATGCGTCGAGGGTGAATCAGCTTTATGAAGGTCTCTAGGTCCGCTTCTGCGGCAGCCTTGACTTGTTCGTACTGATCTTTTTGCTTAGGACTTAATACAGTTTTATTAAACGACACAAATAATCTACTAAAGCACCTAGAGTAGCAGCGGCGGTAAGTAACCAGAGTAGATATGTTTTACCGTAGCGAGCTTCTGTTACGAATTCATTTACGGCTTTCATCTCTGATCTTAGTAGCCGGATTTCTTCTTTGAGATCTTTTTGGCCTTCCCCGAGGTGGCGGACTTCGACTTTGAGCGCTTCGACTTCACGATCCAATGTCACCAATAACGCCTAGTCGATTAAAGTCATCTAGCACTCGGGAGTTGTCTGTTATCATACGTTCTGCTGCCCTTTTGATACTGTCTTTGCTTGGTCGTCCCACGGGATCTTTCACTTTGTCTGTCCAACCCTTTTCGAGGAGGTATTTGTTTGCTGCGAAGGATTCCTTGCGTCCTGCTCGGGCTTCGCTGATAATGTGGTAGAGGGCTTCGGATTCTAACTTCAGTTGCAACTCTTGACGCCACCGCTGGACGTAAGGTTGGAACCAGCTTAGATCACAGAGTTGGACCCAGTGTTCCCAGTCCGCTAGGTACTTCTGTACAAAGCGGTATTCCTTGGGGTCGTCTTCAGCCATGTATAACTTGTAGAGGCTGGGGTAGCCCTTGTGGTCACCGTTCTTGAGTGTGTAGACGACAGTGGACTTATCCGCATAGGTGGTCTCATAGAACAGGCTCTTAGTGTACCGAGCACCGCTATCGTTCGTAAATTTGCTTATCGCTGGCACTGGTCTACTGGATGTCCTGTTATGATTACTCTTCCCCTATAACAATAGTATACGAAAGACAACCGTAGATTGCAATAGCTAACTTCGTTAGCAAGACAGAATTTTCAGACAAATCAACACAGCGCTCCGCTTAAGGGAGACATAGAGAAATCTATGGACAGTGAAGGGGGTTCCGTGCTACCCTATTGATTCTCTAAGAGATACACTAAGAGTATTAACTTAGAGACTATACAGCAGTGTTCTATACCCTAAGGTACCCTAGGGTTATTCTGGGAGGGGTTCTCCAAGGGGAACCTAGGCGGCCGATGAGAGGGGACGATGCCTGAAGATTTAGAAGAGGTTGATCTGACTAGCTTAGAGGTGGACGAGATATCTGTCTGCCTGGAGTACATACGACAAGTAATGCCCGGTAAGAAGTTCCTCTTGGTGGTCTATGAGCCGGACAGCAGACCGAAGAGTGGGCTTCTCGCTAGGTGTGGCTCTAATATGAAGTCAGAGGAGATCAAGCGAGCCCTCATCGAAGTGAGGCGTTACGTTAGCCGGGATAACATAAAGGTCTACGCTAAGACAAAGAGGAATTAGTTATGCAGATAGCTCGCTTTGCAGGGAATAAAGGGAAATGGCGTACCCTTGAGATATCTACCATCAAGTGTGGGCCGTTTGCCTTCGCGATAAGACCTTACGAGACAGCCATTAGTTGGCCACGTAGGTACAAGCAGGGTCAAGAGGAATGGGTTATTGTAGCGGCTTACGACACGGAGGAAGAAGCTAGGGCTGGCCATGCTGATTGGGTAAAGATCATGCTTAAAACACCACCAGACAAGCTAGTTGACTGCTGCAACTTTGCGATGATGGCGGCGAGGAGAGATAAGGGCTTGCTGTCTCTGTCGGACCTAGTAGCTGAAGCAAGAGAAGACATCAGCTAAAGAAACACCTAAAGGTGTAAAAGAGTAACCCCTTACTGCTAGAACTAGAGGTAGTTCTATGAGCGCCATGGGGAAGCACTAGGGCATTGTTGCAGTAAGGGGTTATAGGTTGCCAGTCGTACAGATGTAGATTACCGGGTAGGTGGTTGCTTAGCTCACAATCCAACACTATGGTCAGACAAAGAAGGATTGACTAACGGACCGGACCTACCCGGCAGTGAGAAACTATACCTTACTCAGAATCTCGTCAAGCCCCTTCGGTCGAACAGGCTCAAACAACAGTTGTCTGCCCCCAAGACAGCCCTATGCCATCAGGAGCCCTCAGAGCGCCACACAGGCCAGTGATCGCTATAGGGCTTGTGGTTAGATACCCTAAGGTGCTAACACCCGTGTACGAGGCTCCTAGGGGCTTACAGGGGCTATACGCCTCCTTAGGGGTACGGCATAATTTCTTGGAGTAAAATTCAAGGGGTGATTCAGGGGGAGGGAGGAGGCCCGGCCCCCCTTATACCCGGGGGGCGGCACTCTTGGCAGGAAGGTCAGCAACGTTTTACCCCACTAACCACTGGTCCAACGAGACATCCGACCACATACACGTCTAAGTCCTTGGCCACCTTAGTATATCTAACCGCAACCACTGCTCGGCTTCTCCCTCCAACTCTGACATCCGTTGCTCCCTTACCACATCCCTTGCTCTATGGACATTGATAGGCTACTGCTCCGCTTGCTGGCCCAGTCGTTCGAATGTATATCTATCAGCAGCCAAGCATCTGGCCTCGTCGCTCACTCACGGCGCTGTAACTGATGCTAGCTAAGCGGGGGCTTGAGGAGCAGACAGAGAATAGGATAGGTCTTCGGGCCTCGCTTATACTTTGTCTGCTTTGCTTTTGTCTGGCTCTGTTGGTCCACGATAGCTCTTGCCATAGTGTTAGGCCCTCACGGTCATACACAGCCCAATGGATGCTTAGTGATATATGATCGCTAAGCTGTGCTTGTTGATAGCCCCGCTCTTTCCCGCCATAAGTTGACCAAGCAACACCCAGCTCATCGCTTCGCGTCGCCACCTAGACGCGCTGCGCGCGTCTAGCCAAATGCTTCGCATTCGGTACGTGGCTTCGCTTCGCTATGCAGTGCCCACCTCACCAGCCCTTGAATATATCTTCCTCGTGTCGTCCTATCGTACAAGTTACCTCTGTGCCTCCTCAAGGGGGACACTACGCGCGCAGTCACGTGTCCTAAGTACGCCTGCGTAGAGCGCTCAGACACCGAGTATACAAGCCCTAGTGTGCTTCTTGTGGTCGCACACTGCGGGTTCCGTGCATAGCGCTCTACTCCGGCTATGCTTTACGAGCGCGTAGTGTCGCAGGCTTCGCCTGCCTTCGCCCCTTGACCAGACCCAGAGAACTTGTGGATCGGGGACGACTTCGTCATGAGACGGAGCGTAAAAAGGAGCTGTACAGATGGCTAAATTCCTCATTTCGATCGTGGGTGGCCTGCGCCCTTTCGTTTTGGCTTCAGCATTCAGCCTCTTGGCCCTTCATCCGGGAAACGCAAAGCCCAAGAGCCAGTGCAACGTGCTGACAGACAAGACCCAGTGCGAAGCGCTAAAGGGAGGCGAAATCAACCTGTGTCAATGGATCGACATGTCGAACAGCTACACAGTGAACGGGCCGCGCAAATCCTACTGCCGGCTGTCGGGCAAGAGCATAACGAAGGAGCAGTACGAAGCTCTGAAAACGGCTTCGACGCCCAAGGCCCAGTAAATCGCTGGCTCGGTAAGCACTGAGAGGTACAGAGGGGTGTCCGAAAGGATGCCCCTTTTTTCTTACTCGGTGGGGCTGCAATAAGCGGAGTTCGCTAGTCGCTCACTAGTGTCTCAGTCGAGTTCGCCTACGGCTCACATATTCTTTTCGTTCGCTGGATACCTCCAACGAACACTCGGGGCCACAACCCTAGCGTGCCCCATCGCGCCCGCTCGCAATCCATTGGTGTACGAGACGGGACGCGACGGGCCACACTAGGGATGTGGGATCGAGATTAACAACCCCTGCAACTTGGTGTACAATGACCTCGCCTAGACAGAAGTTAGGAAGGTCAGGCAGTATCCAAACTAATGTAGCTTCACTCCAAAGCGAGCCCAACAGATGAGACAACCCAAGAAAAGAAAAGCAGGTATAGAGGACTTGGTATCTAATTTGAATGACCTTAGAGATTTACTTGATGGACCGATCGGCACAGCACCCCTATTGAAATCAAAACCTCTGACGCCAAGCCAAATGGATAAGCTAGTTAAGAGAGCCTTCAACAATATTTTATCGCACCACCGTCTATTGCGTTTAGAGATTAGCTCAAGATCAGTTCAAATAGATGGATGGAAGAAAAGAGCAGCCGATGAGGTACAGGCACAGCTCTTAGGTAATCCTAAAGTAATCAATCCTGCGTCTATAGTATATACTCGTAAGGCTTTAGTGCTTGAACAAAGGCTAAAAGTGTTAGATACTATGTGGGAGTTGATTTTGGGTACGTACGAAGATTACTTCAACTGCCGATACGAGCCAGGAGGGGATACCAAATGAGCAGTGATGATAAATACGGCAAAAGCCTTATTGGCGCTGAAATAGAAATCCCTGTTCATTACGATCTGTGGATGCAAGGCGCTCGCTTTGGGAAAGTAACAGCGTTTAGGGAAGGGAAGGGCGGTACGAGTAGCTATGTACTAGTTAAAATAAACCATCCTAGGGTGCATGGCAGACTGAAGATATGGGCCTTAGACTGGGATTACATTAGAATATTGTGAGGCAGGGAAATGATTAAGACAACTAAAGAACAGCGCGCTACACTGCTTGCCAAGTTCAAGCGCAGCAGACTAAAACAAAGAAGAAATACGTTGTTGGATCGCAATTACGCTGTGTACGATGAAATTAACTATAGTGATTACCGCTCATTCCGTAGACACGTGCAAGGAACATACTGCATGGACGGTGCTATAACTGTTCAATGGTGCAACATGTGGCTGTGTATCGAAAAAGACGGTTATTGCCACACGTAGAAAGGTGACGACGGATGAAATACGTTAAAGTATGCCCACGCGGCTTTGCAAATGAGTATACTATTTATGTCATCACAAACGAGGAATGGGGCGAATACATAGAAGAATGCGGTAATTTGGAGAACGAAGAAGGGAGCGGGTACACGGTCGAATACAAAAATCCTGCTCAATGGGTAATTAATCGCGCTATACCTTGGAAAGATCGTTCAATATGAAAGTGTATTACGGACAATACAACCGGCTTGGAGTGCATATTTGGCAATCAAACCGCGATGTCATCAGAGCAGCCAGCAAAATGCTCAAGGATAAGTTCAACAGAACAGAAAGGGAGGCTAGGCACGCCTTCTATAGATCGGCACTAGAGATACACAAGGGCGAACAAGACTTATCAATCCGTTATCGCTTATAGGACTATACGTCATGAACATCGATAGTTCGCTTTGGTCTGTCCGCTCTTACGGCGATGGCAGCGCACACATTACCCAGCGATCAACGGGAAACATTCGGACAGTCAACCGCTCCACTTTGCCCTCAGTAGATGATTTAGCCCAGATGCATGAATTGAAGTTCAATAGGATCATGCGCGAAGCCTTCCACCACGCCAAGATAAGGAAATAATCGCATGCCTAAGTACCGCGTAATATTCACGGCAGACATGGTTAAGTTCGAAGATCGAGGTTACTTTAAATCTGTCCTTTGGGCACCTTTCGACCCTAACGTGCCTATCGCTCGGGATATCTGTGAGGCGACAAACTTAGCCAAGATAGAAAGCGAGTTTAAACTATTCTGCGACAAGTGCGTTGATCTGGCTAAGGCTAAAGTAAACGAGGAATGGAACGGCTTTCGAGCGTCAATTACTTATAACTGTGTGGAGCGTAAGCCTCGCGGCTGGAATAAAGCCAAACTTAAACATGAACAGGAGTTAACCGATGAGACTAAAGATTGAGATATCTTGCGGCAATGCAGCTTTTGAGAACTACCCTGGTCTGGAATTAGCTAGAATACTCAGCACCTTAGCCGACCAAATCAGGCGCTCACACACAGGCATGTTAGGAACTTTCAAATCAGCAGGAGGTCGTGAATTAAGGGCGAGTAGCGGCAAGCTTATGGATATCAACGGCAACACTTGCGGTGCTTGGCAGATCACAGGAGATAAAGACGAGCAATGAGTACGACCGATATCCCACAGGAAGGCTATTCTAATCGTGAGACTTGGGCTGTCTGCCTTGCCATAAATAACGCAAAGTGGATGTTAGAGCACTCTAAGGGGTTGCTACAGTTCGTCAAGGACAGGGCCAAACAGAAGGGCGAAGAAGACGACCACTTGACAGTAGACGAGTTCATATTACTATGGTACGCTCAAGCTTTGGAAATCTACATTACCGAGATTATCGAAGCACACTGCGAGAGTATACAATCCGTGTTCTCGCATCAGACCGACGTGGATGTCGCCTTGCTGATCAATAGCTTAATGGGGCTTCCCCGTGTCAATTGGCGTGAAGTGGCAGCAGATCAATTAGCAGAATAGCCCATCTACTGTCTTAAAATAACCACATACATGCAATATGCGCGGTCATTGAGGTTACTCACAACATTGGAGACTTATTACCATGGCACAACACTACACCGTGAATGATCAGGATACTGTGGCACAAATCGCTATCGCCTATGTCTCAAACCATACGGTTCAAATTGATGATCTGCCTCGTCTGATGAGTAAAATTCGGCTTGGCTTGACGGACCACACAGACACAGACGAAGCGGCAGACGAGTTTGACACTACCCCTTATCCGCGTTCTTCCCCGCTAGGCTGGAAGGGTGTTAAGGAGCCTCGCAAGCTAACCAGCAAAGAGATAGAGCGCTCCATTACCCCAAACGAAATTATCTGCTTTGAGAACGACCGTGGTTATAAGAGCATGAAAAGGGGACTCGCGACCCTAGGCTTGACGGTCGATGAATACCGGGCCAAGTGGGGTCTGCCGAGGGATTACCCCATGGTTGCCCCTAACTACGCCGCCGCTCGCTCTAATCTGGCTAAGGAGCTGGGGCTAGGTCAGAGGCGCTAAACCGTATACCAGTAGCCATCTGGGAAACTGCCCCTAAGAGGGCTAAGGGGATGGCTTAGGCTGTCCCCTCTTTTGCATCAGCAAGCGAGAAGACAATGAGAGTAGCCACACACTTAAAAATCTATCTCGAAGACAGCCAAGACACGGTTTTAGAGGTCTACCTTCCCCGCGCCCTAACCAAGGATGAAGCCGAGCGGCTATCTGACTACATCAAAGCGCTGGTTATTCCCGACACAGAGACACAGGACACAGACCAATGACCAAGCTAAACGAGAAACAAACGAAAGTCCTAGCAGCCCTGAAGAATGCGCGAGCTGAGATGCCTTATAAGGGCTTGGAGTTAGTCAACGTTCTCCGATCCCTGGACAAACTAGGGCTGGCGCACAAAGACGCGCGAGGCGAATGGTGGGCATCTAAGATGCTTGATCCGGAACCCTCTGAGAAGGCTCAGGATGCCCCTACAGCCACGAAAGCAAAAAGCGCTATCCTACCATCTGAAAAAGCAAAGAAGACGCCTAAGGCCGCTGCAAAGCCGTCTAGTACACCCTCAAGCCCGAAGGGCAGTACATCTCACGATGTTTTAGTAAAGGAGCCCCCCTCTTATGCCCCATCCGCGCCAGATTATAAACGCCTTGTGGACGAAAAACAGACGCTTGTCGGCTACCTCTACACCTCTAACGACATTACTATCACAGAGACAGCCCGAGGAACCGTTATTGCCCGTGGCCTCTCCCCCAACACAGCGCTGGTCAACTTCAATAAGAAGACAGGGCTTAAGGCTCGCTGTGAAGGGGATTGAGAATTATCTAAAGACAAGCGACCGAAGGCAACTAAAATCTGTTCTTGAGGCATTAACAATCGTTAAATTAACCAAACAGGTTAAGCGGCCGCTATAGCTCACTATTTTGCTTGCTAACCCTGCCTTGGATTGCCTAACTTGTTGTTGTAGGGAGAAGTAGACGGCCCTGCGGATCGTAAGAAAAGAAAGCTCACTGGCAGCTAGTCGTCCACGAAAGTGGATCACAAAGCCTTTAAACAACAGATCAGGCGGCTAATCACTGGCTGGTTTAACTAAAGGGTTTACAGACATATGGCTATTCGCTATATTGTACGTCCAAGTCATATCCGCCTTACTCCTAAGGCCCTGGCGACGAAGTTGGAAGCTGAGAAAGTCGTACAGACTAGCCTCCTCGCCCAACTATTCGATCCCAGCCAGGATGTTTTCCTCGGATATCCTCCCCCCAATCGAGTCCAGGGGTTTACGGAAGGTCAGGCGGCAACAAGTGCCGGAGCGCAGTCCTACCGTGATCTGTATAGCTTCTATTGCAAAGACAAGTACAGCCAGCGCAAAGCTATAGACGCCGCAGGGATCAAAGTTCCTGTAACTTGGGGTATTAGCCCTGATGGAGCCTTTGCTACGCGTGGCGGTAAATTCGTCATTCGTCCCCGTAATCATATGGGTGGTCAAGGCTTCCAGGTTGTAGATAACGTCTCTGCCTTTACCTCCCCCAACACTTCCTATTTGTCTCGACTGTTCGAGCGCCAGCACGAATACCGGGTTATCTATTCGCACGGTCAGCGAGTTTGTACCCTTTATAAGAAGATGCCCGAGGGGATCTCTCAGGATGTGCCCTGGACGCTAGCAAATGGAGCTTTCTTTCAGCAGATCAACAGCAGGCAAGAAAATCATCGTCTCCATGATCGCGGCGCTTACGCGGCGCTAGAGGCGTTCTCTGTAGTCAAGGAAGCCCATGTCTGCGCCGTGGATATCGCTGTGTCCGCAGATAGCTATGCTGTCTTTGAAATCAACTTCTGCCCTTCCCTTAAGCTGGAATCTCGCTTAGAGGCCGTCGCTAATAGGCTGAAGGCGTTCCGAGCGTAGTCTTCCTCTTTTTGTTGTCTGAAGCCCCATCCATTTGAGGGACCGATTCGTCATGGCTTATAAAGTCCTGAAGACCTTTGACGTGTCCGCCGATGATCAGCTCGCTACCGCTACTGAAGCCTACCTTCTTAGCGACCCACGCATTAATACACTGTACACCACTGGGCTTGAAGGACAAACCTACGAAGATGTAATACGATTCGCCAAGCAGCTTTATTGCACCGATAACATTCGCGATAACCCGCTTATCTTCACAAATCTTTCGTCCACTAGCGAAGCAAGAGGAGCAGCGGCACATTACGCAAATTTTAACCTGAAATTTATCGAAAAGGTTCCTCAAGACCTGCATTGTTGGTCCTTTTATCTAAATCTTAGCTACGACGATTATTATCGTACAGAGATACACGATTTAAGAGGCGTGCCCCAGTGGTCAAGCGATGCACTGTCCGCCAGTTATTCCTCCGCTACCCGTGTGTACGTGGATCAACAAACGTACTGGGATAACCTTATTATTTACCTATCGGGAATACGTGATTTCTTCTCTAACAATACGTGGAACCTGATTAAAGTTAAGAAATCCAAGAAATCAACACACGTCCCCTACAATGCTTTTGGCTTTGCTATACAGGTTCTTTGTTCACGCAGCTATATCCATCGGCGCCATAATGGTAATCAGTATACGGGAACTACTTGCACCGCTTCGGAGGCAATGGGGATCTTAAACGAATCTGTGGATGCAAATCTTTCCTACAGAGATGGGGCGTGGCTTCTCACTTGCCCGATAAGCGTTAAGAACAAAAGTACTCTGTATCACGTTTTCCCCTCCACTACCGATGTCTGTACTATTCTTGGTAGCGGAGCGGCGAAGAAAAAGGTCGTCAAGAAGGGCGACAAAGAAATTAAGCACGATATGTCTCGCTTCTCACGTCTCTATGGCGTCGAGTTGGAATTGACGACGGACTTAACAACTAAACAGATGATAGATGCTCAGGGTGAGGAAGTGTTCTTTCTCCTCAAGCAGGACGGTTCTATCACTGGAGCAAAGACAGAGAAGTACGAATGCGTAACTAAACCTATGGCCCTACCTGATCACAGGGTTTTATGGTCTAGATTCTTTTCACGCTGTGCGGATAAGGCTGTGTTCGATCAGTCAACAACTACTAATAACGGTATGCACGTACACATCCACAAGGATTGTTTCAAGAACGACCACTTACAGAAGTTTGCTTGGTTCATCACTAATCCGGCTCACTTTGAGTTCTTCTTACAGATTTCTCAGCGTACGGCCGAGTCACTTAGTCGCTGGGCTCCTATGCCTAACTACGCAACTTGTCGAAATGAAGAGATGGCCTACAAAGAGTGCCTTCGATTGAACGCCGCTCAACGTGGCGCTGTCAATACCGGCAACACCCGAGGTAAGGGCACCTGCGAGATTCGTCTGTTCAAGGGCATTGTGTCCTGCTCTGAGGTTATACGTAATCTTGAGGTAGTTGATTCTGTATTTGAGTTTACTCAGGTCACGCCCCGCCGCCATCTTACGCTCAAGAATTACTACGCCTGGGTTAAGTCCACACCGCGCACACAGTATAAGCTTCTTCGAGCCGACCTATTTAAATTGGAGATGGATAAGCTAATCAAGAAAGCTGAAGTGATCCGCTTGGTGTTCGGCCTTACCGATCCCGATAAGATTGTCGATCGCATCAATACCGAGCAAGACAGAACCGTAAAACTCTCTGCCGACAAGCGTTTTGTTGTTGATACTCTTGTCTTTGCGACGCTGACAAAGTTATTAGGTCGTAGGGTCTTCGGTATTAACGAGGATGGGCTGCTCACTGTTAAGCAAAAGAATGTAGGACGGCTAGCACACTTGGATGTGAAGACAGAAAAGGTCTATTCGAACGTAAAGTGATCTAAGGCCAAGTGTGTGATGGGAGTGAGTGCTATGTGCGTTATTCTTCAGAAAACAATCGGTCAAGACATCCCCTTTGAAGCCTTACAGAGGGCCGCTCTTCGGAATCCTCATGGCTTTGGTGTCATGGTGGCAGATCGAGGTGAGTTGGTAGCTACTCGTGGTGTCTGTGAAAAAGCAGAAAAGGGTGCGGAAGAGGTTGCCAAAGCTCTCGAAGAACTAAAAGACATGCCCACCCTTATCCACTTCCGTTACGCCACTGCGGGAAGCAAAACGTTGGGCAATACGCATCCCTTCGAACTGCTCAAGTTGGACGCAGACGGCATTGACCTACAGTTGATGCACAACGGCACTATGTCTTACTTCAAAGACCCGTCACGGCAGGAGTCTGATACGGCACTGTTCTGTGAATCTGTAGCGTCTCCGCTTCTACAGCGCTGGTGGGCATACGTCGAGAACGAAGACGAGCTTATCAACGACCCCGCTCTTAAGAAGACCCTGGAGGCTATCGTCGGCGCTGGTGTCCTTACCCTGATGACCGGCAGCGGCAAAGTTATGAAGATCAACGAAGACTACGGTGAAGTCTACCCCTGGGGTTGGGCCAGCAACAAGAATCCCTTGGTGGAGGACAAGACCAAACGGAAGGATACCAAAAGCCACTACGGTCCCTCAACTCTGGAGACGGCTGCAACAAGTTACAACAACGCTTCTGCTTGGTCGCCCCCGGAACACTGGAAACCAGCAAACCAAAATAAATCTACCCGCAGCCTGGATGACCAAGGAGCGGCCCTCCGAGACATGATTCGATTGTCACCGAACAGCAAGGTGACTCTCCCCGTTCCTCGCACTCGCCTGGACGCCAAAGACTTCCTCGGTACGTTCGAACTTGAAGACCTTGTTTGGCTGGATTTAGACGACGTTCGCGATCTGATTAAGAAGTGTCCAGAAGCAACCGCTATCATCCTTATGGACCTTCTTTTTAAACTGTACCTCGATGCGAAGGGCAAACCACTGGTTAGCTACGGTAAGGGTGACGTCGGTGTCGAGACCAATTGAGCTAGATTTAGAACCCTTCTCTTGGGAGGACACGCCTTTGAACACGGCTAAAGATGACACCGAAGACACAGAAGGGCTTTGGTCAGAGGAGCACCAGGGGTTTCCTTGGTATATGGAAGAAGAAGCCGTCGTTGACCAGAAGTGGGAGGTCACGGCTTTAGCTGAAAAGGGCCTCGATAGGTCGGATTTTACCCCGGACCATGCGCTCTTGTGCAAGCAACTGGAGCACTATGTCTTCGTGTACGGCACCCTTAAGCGCGGTAAGGTCAATAATCGGGTCATCGACAACAAGAACTGCGTTTATATTGCAGATGCCTTTACAACGGATAAATCATTCCTACTGAAGGAGACGCAAGGTAGCATTCCCGTGCTGCTCAGCACGTTCGGACAGAACGATCAGAAAGACTCTAAGCTGGTCAAGGGTGAGTTGTGGCTAATGCGCACTCCACAGATACCTCGGTTGGATCAGTTCGAGCAGAACGGTATTCTTTATAAGCGCATCAAGACAATGGTATCTGTGGAGCAAAACCGTTTACCAGCCTGGACTTACGCAGGCATTAAGAACGCTTGGAGTGATACGGGAAGTCATTCATCTCTAAAGCTATGTCCCCACTTCAAGAAATCAAAAGACCCAAGCGTGGAGTACTACACTTACGTTGGTGGGCCGGTTAGGGGTTAGTCGCATGAGATGCCAAATATGTAATTGGGCGGACTTCTCGACCAGCGAATGTTTAGACCAGTCCGAGGATTTCCCCGGACGGAACGCAGTGCATTACCGTAAATCAATTGATCAAGACGTATGCAACTACTGTTTTCAACAAATCCAGGTTAATCGTCGTTTCTATCATTCATGGGGTTCTAATATCGATAAAGCCAATGAAGCGTGGGGTGGAATCGTCGATACCTTAGCTAAGGCTAAGAAGGTGTATGACAACAAACGACCCAAACAAAACTATAAAAAGAAGGTTCCTACCCTGTCCAAACCCAAAGTGCAAGTCGAGTGACGCTTATACGGAGTACGAAGATGGTCACGGCTATTGCTATAGTTGTCAGGTATACGTCAAATCAGAGGCTTCTGTAGAGCTGTCTCCACCTTCGTATTCCCTCGAATATCTGGCTTGGCGTGGCGTTTCAAAAGAGACCATGCGCCAGACTGGAACTCAAACGAGAGTAGACAGTGATGGTAAGCCTTTTTCACTTCTATACCGTTATCCTAAGGGCGGCGTTAAAGCTCGATTATTGGGTGAAAAGAAGTTCGCTTCTGAAGGAGACATGGCGAGCCCTCAACTTTTCCTCCAAGACAAATTTCCTACTGGAAGCTCAAACGCGATCACTATTACGGAAGGGGAACAAGACGCTTTGTCTACGCTGCAAATGCTCGGCGGGCGGCGTCCAGTGGTTTCAGTGCGCAGCTCTTCCTCAGCAAAGAAAGACTGTACGGCACACGTAGGCTACATAAACACATTCGAGAAGATTTACCTGTGCTTTGACGACGATGAGGTGGGCCAGAAAGCAGCAAGACAAGTCGCCAGCCTCTTTGATTTCAACAAGGTCTATCTGGTCAAACTGAATGGCCTGAAAGACGCTTCTGCCTACCTAGAAAGTGGAAGACAGGCTGACTTCAAGGATTTGTGGTTCTCAGCGCGACGATGGCTACCTGACAATGTGAAAAGCGGGCTGTCTGAACTAAAGAAGGTCGCAACAGGAAAACGAGTTAACAGTCTCTTCGACTATCCTTTCCCCAGCCTCCAAGAGATGACCCAAGGCATACGGCCTACTGAGGTGGTTCTCCTGACGGCTCAGGAAGGGATAGGTAAGACAGAGATAGTAAGGGCGATAGAATACCATGCGTTAGCTACCACAGATCATAACATTGGCATTATCCACCTAGAGGAATCAGATCAGCGCGCTATACAGGGATTAGTTGGCTATGAACTGAAATCACCCGTACACCTCATAGATACACCACAGACCGCTGTAGACGCAGCAATAGACAAACTGGTGAAGAAAGATGACCGCCTATTCCTCTACTCTCACTTTGGTTCGAAAGACCCTGGGGATTTTGTTAATGGCGTTCGCTTTCTTGTCGCTGGTTGTGGCTGCAAACTTATTACTCTTGACCACATTACTATGGTGGTATCAGGAAACCAGGATGATAATGATACAGCTACACTAGACGAACTATCTACTAAGCTTGCTATGCTCACCATGGAATTGGAGTTTGCACTTGTTCTCGTCTCTCATGTCAATGATTTTGGTAAGACACGGGGGAGCCGTAATATCTCCAAGGTTGCAGACATACGAATCGACCTTGAGAGAAATCTCAAAGCAGAAGACGCTGACGAGCGCAACACCACTAAACTTACAATCTCCAAGAACCGCTACTGCGGTGATACCGGCCCGGCTGGTCGATTATTCTTCAACCGTGAGACGTTTGTCGTATCAGAAAAGGAATTCTAGCATGGCTATCAATTGGAACAAGCCCGTCGAAGTGAAGCGCAAAAATATGGTCGGTGGGGAAGTCTGGGCACCCTGCAAGTTCTTGGGCATCGTGGAATATGGTGATCGGGCTAAGAGGAAGTGGAATCGCGCCGTCAATACCACGAATGGCGTCTTCTATTACGATGTGCTCGGGGTCTGGGAATACGCATTAAATTCTGAGGAATGCTGCCTTCGGAATACACCCGAGAAGAAGCGCTATACTATTGTTACCGTTCGTCAGAAAGCAGGGAATATTTCCTCACACACTCTTGCAGGAAGCGGCCTCCCGAATATGGAGATTGGCAAGACCTATTGGGATTCTCCCATCATTCATGTCACAGAATTTGAGCTGGCTGCATAGAATAAACCTGTTGCAAAAATAGCACATAGTGATACTCTATTGGTGTAGGGGATGAAGAGATAGTCTGCTTGATGGCGTTGCCGCGATTGAGTAAGACGCTCTTTCCCCTACACCAATCCCGCCCAAGAAGTCCCCTCCCTCATGAAATACCTTATCAAGAAACTATACTGGAGACTGTGGATGACTCCCGCACAAATCAAAGAAGCCGCCTCCCTTCTGAACAAACGAGATTCTATTCAGTGCCAAATCGAGAAGTGTAAGACCTGGAACGCTCCGGCCAATGTTTATTTGGGGATACCTCCCACAAGAGATTACGCTGGTTGTTATACTTATCCCGCATATGTAGAAAACTTTAGACTGCCTATCGCCGATATCATTGAAATCCTGGGGGCACAGAAGACTGACGTTGTACTGAAGTTAGGAGCGCTGGGCGTAAAGGAGTAATTAATTAGAACTCTCCATCTGGATAAGCCGCAGGCGGCTCTAAGGACAGTTGTCCTAGACTGCGAAACAAACCGCCTCCATAATCCAGATCGTGTTTGGTTAGTAGTCTGCAAAGATTTAGAGACGGGAAAAGTACATGTCTTCCGAGAACCAGACCGGCATCCTGACGAACTTCTTGGGCTACTTGCGTGTAGCGACCGTCTTGTTATGCATAATGGTTTGGGTTTCGATCATCCTATTCTTACTCGTCTTATTCCAAATTTCTCTGTGGCTCAAGAGAGCGTCTTCGATACTCTGGTTGTTTCTCGTTTGCTTAACTACGGAGTTGCTGGTGGGCATAGCCTCGAAGCTTGGGGCGAACGACTTGACTTTCGAAAAGGATCGGTTCTTGGCTTTGATGCGCTCACTGACGAATTAGTCGAGTATTGCATACAAGACGTTGAGTTAACCGCCAAGCTCTACAACTACCTGTTAGAGGAGATTGACCTAGAGCAGTGGCAAGACTCAATCGACTTGGAGCACAAGACCGCTCAGTACTGCTACCAAATGCACGAAACGGGTTTTGCCTTCGATATTGAGAGCGCTACCAAGGTTTATGGAGACATAGCCAGTAAATTAGCTAAGCTAGACGAGGAAATTAAGAGTGCTTTCAAACCTAAAGCAGTTTTACTTAGAGAAATTACACCCGTGGCTACAGCCCATGGGACATTACACAAAAAAGATTTTAAATGGGTTGAACGAGGATCTTCTGGGGACATTGATCTTTCTCCTTATACTGCTGGCGCTCCTTTTTCTTTATTCAAACTAGAGCCCTTTAACCCCGGTTCCACCGTCCAGATTGTCGAACGCCTTAATAAGGCAGGGTGGAAGCCTACCGAGAAGACCAAGGGCCATATTGCCTTTGAGAGGGACTACCAGCGAGCCCCTCAGTGGCGAAAGAAAGAGCTGGCAGAAGACCTAGCCGAATGGCGCATATGGGGCTGGACGGTCTCTGAAGAGAACCTAGCGACACTTCCTGAAGACGCCCCTCCGGCCGCACAGCTCCTCAAACAGCGCCTTATCCTTGATCGACGACGTTCCACCTATGAAGAGTGGTTCAAGGCGTACACACCACCTCCACAGGGCGCACCATCTGAGGCCGTAGGCCGAATACACGGTACCATAAACCACCTAGGGGCGTGGACCGGCCGATGCTCTCACAACAATCCCAACATTGCTAATATCGTTCGCATCGTCAAAGGGGCAGACAAGAAACCTATCCACGGCTTTGAAGGTGGGTATGGCTTCGAGATGCGATCTGTTTGGATAGCTCCGCCAGGGCGAAGGCTAGTCGGCATAGACGCGGATGGCATCCAACTTAGGGTACTCGCCCACTACATGGACGATAAGAGGTTTACGGATGCCCTTGTTAACGGAAAGTCTGAAGATGGAACAGATGCACACAGCCTTAATCAACGGGCTCTTGGAGATGTTTGCAAAAACCGCGATCTCGCTAAAACGTTCATATACTCATGGCTCCTCGGAGCAGGAGCGCCTAAAACAGCATCGATACTTAACTGTACTCTCGGAGAGGCTAAGCAGGCTAGAGACAGATTCGTGGCAGCTTATCCAGGACTTGAAGAGCTTCGAAAGGTCACTATCCCGGCCGACGCTCAGAGGGGGTTCTTCGTAGGCTTCGATAATAGAATTGTTCTTTGCGACTCCGATCACCTTATGTTGTCTGGATACCTACAGAACGGTGAAGCTGTCGTAATGAAGAAGGCGATGTCCATCTGGATACCTCAACTAGAAAAGGACGACATAGATTTCAAACTGGTTGATTTTGTTCATGACGAATGGGTTATTGAGTGTCCAGACGATGACGAAATCTGTCAGTTAGTGCTAACGACCGCTGCTACTTCAATTCGGTTAGCTGGGGAGGCGCTAAAGCTCAAATGTCCGATGAAAGGAAATGGGCGCATTGGTCTGAACTGGGCCGACATTCACTAAACAATTACGATACGACTAGAAACCTAACCATCTATCAATTTGTTATTCAATACGACAAATTAGTTTACGATAAATATATACAAGCCGCTTCCGTGGATGACGCCAAGAGCATCCTACTAGATCAGATGGAAGACGAAGAAGTGGATCTTATTGCGGTATCCTTTCTTCACGTAACAATCCCCTCTAACGACATTCTGCACAAGTTAACAAGGAAGACATTAGATTAGTATGAGTACTGCGTATCACTATTTTACTGGCACCTGCAAATGGGCCAAGCTGGAAGAGCCAGACGACTTTAAGGGCCAGAAGAAGTACAAGATTAATTTGTACCTAGATAAGGCAGGGCTGCGTAAGCTAAACGAGAGTGAGGCTAGGCTGACGGTCCGCCAAGATGACGATGGCAAGTACGTGACTTTCTCCCGAGCTGTCACCAAGACCTTTAAGGACGAGCTAGTCGAACAAGGGCCACCTTGGGTTCTATGGGAAGTTGAGGGTGAAGAGGCAGACTTTGATAACCCCTCACGGATCGGTAACGGAAGTACTGTAACCTGCAAGGTCGCTGTCTATGATACTAAAATGGGAAAGGGCCATACGCTAGAAGCTGTAAAAGTCGAAAGCCTCGTTGAGTACAACCCAGAAGAAAGAAGCACCGAGGGTGCAGATAGGAAGTTCTAGAATGACTGATACCGTAACTGTTAGTGAGACGCCGAAAGTTACCTACGCCATTCAGACTATCTCTATCGGTTGGTACGATGCTCAGATGAATGCCGGGCATGATGGATACGCTACGAAGGCAGAGCTAAAAGCCCGTATGGCCGATGGAAAGAAGGTCAACAAGCACATTTCGATGGGCAAGCAGGTCAATTCTTTAGAGGATGCTAAGATTCTTAT